CCCCAGCCGGTAGCGGCTTGTTCGGCGGCAACAACCGCGGCACCGCCAGCAGCGGCTTCCGCCTCAGGCAGCACCTCCAGTCCGGCAAGATAGGCGTCGAGCTGGGCTTGGCGGCGCTGGTTCGCCTCATAAAGTGCTACGCGCGCATCGATCTGTTCTTGCGCTAACTGCCGCTGCTCGTAATGCGTGAGCTGCGCCAGCCCGTATTCTCGCTCAAGCCCTGCACGGTACTGCGCCGCCGAGATGCCAAGCCGGTCATAGCCCATCGCCGCAGCATTAAGCCCGGCCGAGATCACCGCCGCCTGATCCTGCAGGCTGGCGATGGCTTCTGGCGCCTTGCGCAACGCTTGCGTGAGGCGCGTCGCGCGCGAGGTCGCTGTTGCCAGTTGCCCGCCCAAGGCGGCGGCCGCATTGCTGGCCACGACCAGAGGTGCCGCCGGATCTGTGGCCTCGATCTCCTTCAGCCGGGCGCGCGCCTCGGCCAACTCGCCCTGCAGCTTCTCGGCCGCTTCGACCGCAAGACGCAGATCATTGGCCGCCATGTCATTGGCGAAAGCGCCAGCAGTAAAACCTTCCGGAACCCGTGCCTGGGCCTCCTGCTGCATGGCGCGCAGGAGTGCGAGCGAGGCTTCGGCGCTTTCAAGCTTTGAGGCCGCTTCGTTGACATAGGCTTGCGTCGCCGCAATTGCCTCGGCTCGCGCATTGGGGCCGCCAACCTGCGCATAGATCCCCAGCGCTTCGTTCATCCGGGTTTGCGCCGCGGAAGATGCGTCCGCCGCTTCGCCCATCTGCCCGATCCGGTAGGCCAACTCGCCTGCGAGCACCACCGCAGCACCCCAGCCGGTACGAATGAGCGCGGCACGGCTCAGCACCAGCGCTTGGGTTAGCCGGCCGACTGCAAGCGCGCCGGCGAGCACTGCCGGGGTCATGCGCAGTACCATCGCCACCGCCGCTGCGCTGGCGTAGGCCGCAAAGCGGTCGAGATTGTCGAGCAGTGCATTGATAGCCCCACCCACCGGCCCGGTTACTGCCGCAAGCCGCGCCATGGAATTGGCCAGGGCTTCGAGTGCCGGGGCTGCGGCCACCGCGAGCTGGTTGGCCATGCCGCGGCCAACCAGCCCAAGCCGGGCGATTGCGTCATTGGTGCGCTCGATCTGGGCGGCGTCGGTTTGCGAGACGACGACACCGAAGGCCCGCACATCGGCACTCGCCTGGCGCAGAGTTGCAGTATCAATGCGGGTGAAGACGAGCGAAGCGCGGTCGCCGAAGAGATCAGAGGCCACCGCAGCGCGTTCCGCTTCGGGCACGTAGGCCACTAGCGCATCCTGGATCGCGGCAATACGTTCATCGAGCGGCAGCGCCTGCAGATCTTTGGCCGCAAGATGCAGCTTGGCCAGTGCCGCCACCGCGGGCCCGGCACCCGTCGCGGCTTCGCTCAGCCGCCGTGTCAGCATCCCCGCTGCCTGTTCGATCTCGCCGAGCGACACGCCCGCAAGCTCGCCCGCCCAGGTCAGCGTCTGGATGCTCGCGACCGTCGTGTCCATCGACTGCGCGAGCTTGGCCTGCGCATCGACACCTTGAAGGCCAGAGCGGATCAGTGCAACCCCCGCAGCGGCCGCCGCAGTTGCCGCCGCCGCCGCGACCACCCCGGCGCGGCGCGCGAAGGCCGCCAGCCGCGCATTTGCCGCCTCCGCCTCGCGCGAGACCCGGCCAAACCCCTCGGCCCCGGCAGTGCCGATACCGGTCAACTCGGCGCGCACCTGTTTGCCGCCTTCTGCGGAAAGCCGGACAGAAATCCGTTTCTCAGCCATCCTCGCCGCTCCCCAATCGTTCGTTCATCTTGCGCACCATCACAGCCTCGATGCCGGGCAGGAACTCGGCCACGGCGCGGGGGCTCGCGCCCAGCGCCTGCGCCATAGCTAGGACCGCGCCCATGTCCCAGCCAATCACCGCAGAACCCGCGACGCGTAGCTGGCCGCCGATGCGACCGACCAGACCCCAGACCTGTTCGCCCTCGCGGCTTTGCGGCCGGTTCAGCCGCGCCGGGCAATCAGGGCAGACGCCGTCACAGGCGGCGCAGTAGCGATCGCCCCCACCGAACTGCCAGTCGGCGAGGGCGCAGAGGCGTTTCCCTCGGCGTCCAGCATCAGACCCTTGCCTACGAATTCGGTCTGGAAAGCGTCGAAGATCGGGAAGATGTCCAAGAGCGCGTCGATCCCCTCGGGGGTGACGGGTAGCGGTTCGCCCGCGGTGTCACCTACCCCCTCCCAGTCGAGCAGCGCGCGGCGGGCAAGCGCTCGGGCGAAGACCATGCCGCGGGTGTCGTTGCTGGCATCCTCGGGAAGCTCCTGCACCGCAGGATCGGTGCGTGCCGCCATCATTAGCGCGGTGCTCATCGGTGCCAGCAGCAAACGCAGTCCGGGGGCAAGCTCGAGCCATTCCGGCTCGCGGGAAAGGTTGAGTCGGTACATCAGTATGCCTCCACTGAATTGACAAGGGTGACGGTGCACATGCGCCCCAGCGTGGCGTCTCTCGCCGCCTGCCAGTCGAACCGCGCCTGCACGCCCTGCGGCCCGGCGATCTCGAGCCGCGGGCGCGGCAGATAGACGGCGTGCGCGGTCAGTGTCAGGCTTTCGCCCGAGGGCAGCGCATAGGCGAAGGAAATCTCGCAAGGATCGCCGTTCAGCGCCTGGCTCACGAGGGTGTTGTCGGCAAAGCGCACCTCGATGCGCCCGGTGAGGGCGGCAATCGACGGGTCCGCGCCCTCGATCTTGCCATCGGCGCGGATGGTCTCGATCCGGTCGAGATTGTTGGCATAGGTGATCTCGGCCGAGACGAGGTTGCCCAGCGCCGCGCCATTGCGGCTGATCGCGCCGTTGAAATGCCCGAACCGCTTCAGCGCCAGATCGGCAGGCGTGCCCGCGCTCGTGGCCGTGCCCACCGTTTCGCCCTGCGCCACCAGCTTTACGGTGGCGGTCAAAAGCCCCGAGCGCTGCACCTGCCATGAGAGTTGATCGAGCATGCAGCCTGAATACATCGCAAAGCGCGGCACCTCGGGCATTGCCGTCTCGATTGACATCGAGGGCAAGCTCCAGCCGCCTGAGCGGAACTCATGGGTGTAGGGTCCGGTGCCGGTGGTGGTAGGCGCCCCGAACGCCGCCTTCAGCCAGATACCAAAGCCGTCCGCATCGATCGGCACCACCACATCGCCATCGACCGTCACCGCGTCCTTGATCGGCGCCAGCGGATCGCGGCCAAAGCCCAGGAGCTCATTGCCCAGGAGCGGTTGCTCGGCGCCAAGCGTCGTGCTTGCAAAGGGCATCCGCGTGTAGCCGCCAACCGGCGGCGTGCCGTAAATCGTCTCGAACGCCAGCGCCATTTGCGCCCGCGCGCCTTGCGCACGTGCCATGGGTGTCTCCTTTTTGTGGGGGTTGGATCGGTGCCTTGGTCAGGCGAGCGGATCACTCGTGGAATAGTGCAGCACGACGGTGACGACGGCCGCCTTCAGGCTGGCGGCACCTTCGACCGGCAGATCAACCGGGCGCGGCGCTTCCGCCTCGACCCAGTCGCAAAGGCCGCCCAGCGTGCGGTCGGCTGCAATCGCCGCGCCGATACTGGCGCAGAGCGTGTCAAACGCGGCGTCCCGATCGCCGCCCTGCACCACCGCCTCGATCTCGGCGCGGTGCTGGAAATGGTGGCGCAGGGGCGACAGCGTAACCTCGGGCTCCCCCGGCTCACCGTCGCGCAGGATCAAGAGGCCATCGGAGGGCACGCGCTCGGGCAGCACGTCGCCGCGCAGAGCGGTGGCGGGCAAGACCGTGAGCCGCGCGTGCAGCGCGGTGAGGATGGTTTCGCGGAGGGTGGGCATTGTTTGGGGGGCCTTCTCGGTCGATGGGGCCAATCCGCGGATCGAGATCGTGCGCTCACTTCGAGCAAGGCTCAAAGTGCTTCTATCGAGTATTCAGGCGTGCCATTCCAGGTGAGCTTCCAGCGCGCGCCGGGGCGAACGTTCTGGATGATGCCGGGGTCGAAAGCCACGAAGCAGCGGCCACCGGTTCGTCGGACCGAGGGATAGAGCAGACCCCGATGTCCTTGCTGGCGAAGTGCCAGAGCCAGCGTCTGGCCCTGCGGATATCCCGCCACAGGATCTACGTTCAGAGCAGGATGAACCGGTTCGTCCGCCAGATCCGGGAAATCGCCGATGAAGTCGGCCAGGAGTTCGATGTAGCGTGCCTCATCGACGTAAGTGCCGACATAACCCAGCTCTCGCCCACGGTGAAACCCGACTTCTTCGGCCGAAGTGATCACGTCGTAACTGCAGTACCACGCACCGCGATCACCACTGTTGAAGCGGTTGCCGAAAGTTCGGGTGTAGGTGAACGCCGCATTGATGTGACTTTGGCCGTAGACCTTCAGATCATGCGCCCGTCGGGCAAAGACCAGTTCACGTCGATCCAGAGCGATGCTGCCTTCGCTTTCGGCAACGAGCCGCGCGCTGGTTTCGCCTTCCAACTCGGCAAGAATCGTAGCTTCTTCATCCGTATCCACAAGTCCGCGCAAGACCGGAGGTTTGTGATGGGTTTCCGATATCAGTCGGACCAGTCCACGGTCGTTGATCGACGTAATCTTCAAACGCCACCTCGCAATGCGTCGACGTAGGCGCGCACCCGAAGGATCTTCGGCAAGCCTCCGGCGATCATGGCGTCGATCGGGCGCTGGCCGTCGAACTCGGGCCCTTTGTTCGGGAGCTTGATCCATTGCCCCGAAATCGGGGCATTGAAGAAGAGTTCCAACGACTTGAAGAGACCGATCAAACCGCTCAGGCGCAGCATCTGATCGCGCGTCAGGACACCTGCGTAGCCTGGCCGCTTGGCGCGCTTCCAGGTGCTTTCGGTCATATCTACGAGAGAAGCTGCCTCCGGGCCGGTGACAGACCACGCCTCGGCAATTCTGCTAAAGGCCTTCAGAGCGACCGACTGAACATCGTTGCGCGAGCGTTCCTTGATTGCGTTTTCCATGTGTGTCCTCCTCTCAAGGAAAGAAAGATAAGACCATGTGAGCCATTTATCAAGTTCAAATGAACTGCTTTTGCCGTCAACGTGAAGATATCCACTTCGCCACAATCAACCCCGGCACGCCGTCCAACGCCCGCTCGGCATCGCGCGCGAGGTCCAGCCGCTTCGGCAGCTTGACCTGCGGCACCAACAGGAAGATCGGCACCGTTGTCGCCCCACGTCCGGCTTTTGAGCGAGACGCGACGGCGCGGCCTTTTGTGTTCAACCGTCCCTCCGCCACCAACAAGCTCGGCCCCCGGCGTCGATAGATGAACCGCAACCGCAAACCAGTGCGGCGTTCCCATTCGCCGGGGGTGGTCCGGCCTCCGCGCGTGGATTTGCCCGCCGCTGTGGTGGGGATTGCAAGCCAGAAGCCGTTTTTCGAGCGGATCAGCGGGCCGGTGTCATGCGCGCCGACGATCACTGGCGCCTTGGACCAGACCAGTGCCGCCGCATCGAGGCTTTCCCCCGACCTCGGATAGCTGGCAAGGCGGATCGAGTTGCCGAGGCGTGTGCCCAGCCCGGCGCCGGCGATCTGGGTGCGCCAGGCGGATTTCAGGCCGGTGCCCGCCTCGCGCAGGGCAGCAGTCACGGCGCGTTCGCCCGCCGTCACCTCGGCTGCCATCATCACGACGATGTCCGGGCCGATGTCGAGTTTTAGCCTCAAATTTCCAAAAGCCTCATTTTCAGGTTACTATGAACATTCATTTCAACTTCAGAACCGGGAGGAAAACGATGATTGATCGTGAAGCGTATGTGGAGAAGGCCAAGGCGAATATCGACAAGTGGAACGCAGAGATCGACAAGATTCAGGCAAACGCCAAAGTAGCGCAGGCCGATGCGAAGATCGAATACGAGAAGCAGCTTGCCGAATTGCGAAAGCAACGCGATGAGGCCGAGGCGAAAATGAAGGAGGCGCAGCAGGCATCGGACGCCGCCTGGGACGATATGAGCAAAGGTTTTCAAGCTGCTTGGGCCAGTATCTCGGACTCGTTCCAAAGTGCGATGAAGCGGTTCAAGTGAACTTATCCGCTGGTCGTCGGCGTTTCAGATCACCAGCAGTCTACGAGAGCCGCAAGTCCACGGTCCAGATGAGCCGCTCACGGTCTCGGACTGGCTCGCCCTGAATGAGGAAGGCCTCCCCGTCGATTTCCAAGCGATCGCCAGGACGCGGGTTAGACACTTCGGCGACGCGCAGGTCGACCCGGGTAGTTTCCGACCAGANNCGCGCATCGCCGAAGTCTGTGATCGCATCAGCCTGCCGCGAAACGACGCGCACCAGCACAGGCGCGCCGCCATCGGATGTGTAGATCGCCTCGCGCCCGATGTTCTGATCGGCGAAGAGCATATCGATGGCGGCGGCAAAGGCGTTCATCAGGTCCGCCGCGCGGAGCGCAGCACCTGCGGGCGGGTGCAGATCGGCAGCGGATTGCTTTCGATCTCGAGCCGGACCCACTCATCACGTTCCCGGTCGGGGATCATCCGTGCGTAGAGCGGCTGGCCCAGCGTGTTGACCGTCTCGAACGTGTCGGCGGGGGCGTGGTAGATCTCGAACAGACCATCGACGGCTTCGGGATAGAACACGGCCTTGTCGGTCGCGACACCGAAGCCCGCACCACCCCGGTAGCGGCGGAAGGTAATGCCGCCGAAGCTGACCTCGTCGGCGATGCGCGAGCGCAGATCGGCGGCGGCGGCGGTGTTGAGGTAGGTCTCGCGCACCTCCTTATGCGCCACCAGATCGGCGAAGAAGGCCGAGCCGCATTCGGCACGCAGCGCGATGGCACCGGTGGCCAGGCCGCCCATCACATCCTCGACGCTTTCGATCAGCGCCTGGCAGCGTTTGCGCAGGGCACCCGAGGCAGGAGTGGCGTTGTCTAGATCGAAGTCCACCTCGGCGGCGGGGGTGATGCCGAACTCGGTGAAGTAGTTCACCACCGTGGCACCGTCGCGGGGATCTTTCACCAGCCCCTGGATGCCGTTGAAGAGGTGATACTCGAACGTGGTCTCGGCGTCGTTGCGCAGCCGGCCCAGCTTGCGGGCGACCTCGGCCTGCACCTGCTGGGTGGCGGACTCGGACCCGAAGTCGCGCACCTGCTGGATTTCCGAGGCCCAGATGACGTCCTGTTTCTTGAACTGGCGGCAGACAAAAGCCCGCACATCGCGGCGTTCCGGGGTCTGCTGGTCATAGGCTGAGCCGCGTTCGGAGAACGGGATCAGCGACAGTGTGCCGTCGCGGGACTCAATCACGACGGTGCGCGAGCGGACGCCGCGCGGCCCGAACAGACCGGACCCAGACAGGGTGGCGGGCTTGAATGGGATGTTTTCCAATGCGCGGGTGAGTTCGATGATCGAGAAGGCATCGCCTTCGAAGATGTCCATGGTGGCCATGGGGTGCCTCCTTTGAAAGCGCTTCCAGCAAAAGTGGACGCCGGTTTTGCGTCCGGAAGCGCGGGATTGGATTGGGTTAGCGGACGAGGATGCCGAGCGTCAGCAGGGCGGCATGGGCGGCGGCGATCTGCGGTGCGGTCGGCGCGCCGGGAATGGTGATCTCATGCTGGTTGACGATTGCAGGGCCGCGGATCAGCACGACGGCATTGGTATCGCCGCCGCTGGCATCGACGCTGTCCCAGAGGATAGCCGCTGCCGTCTGGGTGCCGTTCGAGGCGGCGGGATCGTGGGCCGCGTATTTGCCCGAGGCGGTGATCTTGCCCAGAATGGTGCCGGGTTGCAGGGTGCCCGAGGCGAGGATGACGGTGCTGCGGCAATAATCGCGCAGCGCTTCCCAGACGAGGAAGCCGCCCGCGTGCGGAGTTTCAGTGAAGATCGGCATGGGTCTATCCTTTCAGACGGAAGGTGCGGGCGATGACATCGCCCCAGGGGCGCGCGCCAGAGGGGCGGCCGGGTTGCGGATGGGCTGCGGAGATGTCAGGCACGGCCTCGGCGCGGGTGGCCAGCACGAGCGGCGCGGACGATCGTCGATACCGGTGTCGCGCTCGAGGAACTGGCCCGCCATCTGCGGTTGTCCGGCGAGACGGCATAGATCGACGACCGCGCGGGCGTGGGGTCAGTGCTTCGGTACGAATGTCGGCGGCGATGGTGCTGACTGCATGCGTTTCTGCGGGTGCCGCTTCCATATCCGCAGGTGGACCAGGGTCAGCAGGCTGACTCTCAGACCCATGAGCGTCCTCACCTCCGGCGCTTTCACCTTCATGATCGGTTGCAGGCTCGTCACCTGCGTCATCGACAGCCGCTGCTGCACCGCCCGAGGGATCGTCCTCGTCCGCATCAGCAACAGCCTCGGCCAACTCTGGCGGCGCATTACGGAACCGTCCTACGTCGAACCGCGCAGCGATGCGGACCGGTTCGGCGATACGGTCAGCAAAGCCCAAATCCAGCGCATCCTTGGCATCGAGCCAGGTTTCCGCCGCCATCAAGGGGGCGATTTCTTCCTGTGGCCGCCCTGACTTGGCGGCATAGCCCTGCAGCAGGCTGCCCTTGATCTTGTCCAGCGCCTCGGCCATCGCGCGCATGTCGATGGCGGTGCCCATGACCACACCGGCAGGATCGTGGATCATGAGGAAAGCATTCTCCGGCATGATGACCTCATCGCCCGCCATGGCGATGTAGGACGCCGCCGAAGCTGCGATGCCGTCGATCCAGACAGTTACCGCGCCGGAATGGCGCTTGATCGCATTGTAGATCGCGACCGCGTCGAACACCGACCCGCCTGGGCTGTTCAGCCGCAAGGCCAGCGGTGTGGCATCCGGAAGTGCTGCCAGTTCCGCCAGAAACCCCTTGGCCGAGACGCCGTAAGCCCCGATCTCGTCATAGATCACCACCTCCGCGCCGGTGCTTTGGGCGCGGATCGTGTACCAGCTGTTCATCGGCTTACGCCTCCTGTTCTGTCTCGGTTTCCGGTTTGCGGGTTGGTGTGGCCCGCGCCCCCTGCGTCTCGCCCGGGCTGGTGCGATAGGTGAGACCCATGTCCCCGGCACGTTTCGCATCGGCCGCATTCTCGCGGTCGATTTCCTCGACGTCGTAGCCGGTGGCCTCGACCACCTTGCGCCGCGAGATGATCCCAGCCTCCATCGCGAGCACCTGCGCCTGGATGTCCTTCAAGGGATCGACCCAGTCCCAGCGCGGCGGGATCCAGTTCACCGGGCGATAGCGCGCGGGGGATCTGGCGAAGTCCGGCAGGTCCAACGCCCCCGACAGCACCGCTGTTTCCAGCCAGCGCGCCCAGACAGGGCGGCAAAGCTGATGCGCGATGACCCCGTGCTGCAACTGCTCGACGCGGCGACGGAACTCGACCAGTTCAGCGCGAAGACTGGAATAGTTGGCCTGCCGCACATCGCCCGTCACCAGATGGTAGGGCAGCCCCAGCGAGGCCGAGACTGACAGCAGGGTCCGGTACTGGAACGCCTCGTAGCCGCCGCCGACATCTGCGGGGCTGGAGAACTTCACATCCTCGCCGGGCAGCAGAACCTGCAGCGTACCGGGTTCCAGACTGACGGTAGCACCGCTGTCGTCGGTTGCCTCGATCTCACCCATCAGCTGTTCTTCGGGCGCGGTCTTGGTGATGAAGCCCGCGAACATCGCCGCCGTCTTCTTCCGGTCAAGTTCGGCATCGTCATATTGGTCGAGCAGAAACAACCGCACCATGGCGGGCGCCACATGCGGCAGGCCCCGGATTTGCCCCGCGTCAATGGGGCGGTAGATGTGTAGGACGTCCTCGGCTGGGACGCGGACCGTCTCAGACGTGACCATACCCTGATCGGTGCTGTCGCCGGGATGGCGGCGGCGGAAGTGATAGGCGACGCGGCGGCCGATCGCATCGAACTCGATGCCGCAACGGATGCGATTGCCATTCGCCGCCGCCTCGGTCTTCGCGAACGGCAGTATCTCCGACTGCAGCAATTGCAGTTGGATCGGCACCAGCAGACCATCCTCGGCCCGGCGTGGACGCATCCGGACAAAGCATTCGCCCGCGACGAACATTTCACGCGCCACCATCGCCTGCAGACCGTAGAAATCGGTCAGCCCATCGGCATCGGCCTCATCGGTCCAGGCCAGCCAGAGCCGCTGCACCTGATCGCGGAGGGCCGGATCCTCGATCAGTGACGAAGGCTTGATCCCGTCGCCCACCAGGTTGGACGCAAAAGCCTCGCAGGCATTGGCGGCATAGCCGTTGGTCACCACCAACTCGCGCGACCGCGCCAACAGACGCGGCCCGCCAGAGGCGATCAGCGAGTTGATGTTTTCCAGCGGCGGCTGCCAGCCCCGCAAACGGCGCTGCGACATCGCCCCTTCGAGCCGCGCGCGCACGGTTGCAGGACCGCTGGTTTCCCGGCGGCGAAATGCATCGAGCCAACCCATGCGCTACAATCCCTTGGTGGTAGTCACGCGCACCTGCCGGATGATCTTGCGGCCCTCGGCAGTCGCGATGTCACGGTCCAGCACCTCGATGGCCCGGTCGATCTCGGCGATGCTGCGGTAATCGACGGTCTTGCCGTCATAGCTCACGCGGGCCACACCCGAGGACCGCTGCGCCGCAAGCGCATCGCGTCGGGCACGGAGTTCTGTGATTGTCGCCATGTGCGATTGACCTCGCCAGAAAGTTTGGTTCACAAGGGCGGCGGCCTGTTGATCGAGAGCGAACCGATGACCCCAACCGAAATCATGCGCGATCTCGCGCGCAACGACATTTTTCCAAGAGCTGCCATGGCCGCCGCAGGCAAGCGGCGTGATGAAATGACACCTATCTTCGTCGAACTGGTTGAACGACTCGGACGCCAACAGGTGCGGTCAATGCGAGATGCTGATCTGGTCGCACTCATCCCGGTCTTTTACCTGCTTGGCGAATGGCAGGTCACGGATGCCTACCGCCCATTGCTTCATCTGCTGCGCCGCCCAACCAGAGCCCTCGATCACACCCTTGGCGATGCAGTGACGGAAGTCAGCTTTCGCGTCATCACCGGTACCTTCGACGGCGATCTGCAGCCTCTGTTTGATGCCGTTCTCGACCTGCGCGCGGACGATTTCGCGCGCAGCTCGCTCATGAGCGCCTTGGTCCTGATCGCAGAGCTTCATCCTGACCAGCGCCCCAAGATCGAGGATTTCTTCCGAACCTTTCGGGCGCGCCATCTCAAGGCATCGACAGATGTACTGCTGGGGTGGACTGAGGCAATTTCTGATCTCGGACTTGAGGACATGGCCGAAGCGGTCCGCGAGCTATTTGACAAAGTCCTGATCCCCAAGGATTATTGCGACTACGCGGATTTTCTGGAAGACCTGCACGCTACCCGTGACGCAGGTGCCCCCGGCAACCCACGTTACGCCGATGGCTTGATCACCGATTCCATCGCCGAACTGTCGAAATGGCACTGCTACACAGATGCATTCTTCGAGCAGCAGAAGGTCCGCAAGGTCAGCAACGATCTTCGTGTGGCTCCTTGGACCGAGTTCTTCAAGAACCCTGCGCCACCAGTGGGCCGCAACGACCCTTGCCCGTGCGGCAGCGGCAGGAAGTACAAGAAATGTTGCCTTCAATGACGCAGCCACAAACACGGTGAGATTACCCCATGTAGCTTGACCGCACAGTCTTTCGCCGCGCCGAACTTCGGGGCGCGCGCGGCTTCTCGCCTCGTGCTTCGGACCCTCTGCCAATTAGTTCGATAACCTTGAACTGCCCTTCCAACTCCGCCCACCGTGCTTCCGGCCATCGGTCCGCGCCAAGGATCCACGCCGCCGCGCGGGCATAGATGCGGATATCGAGCGCCTCGTTGCGCTCGCGCAGCTTCTGCCATTCGAGCTTCGAGAACCCGCGACGGCTTTTGACCGTCACCAACTGCTCGGCGGTCAACTGCTTCAGCCACTCGCTGTCGGCCCAGACTGGCAGGTGCACCGTTCCTGCGGGGAATGTCGCACCGGCGTCGATATCCTCGGCGGTCGGCCGGTCCTGCCGCAGGAACCGGTAGGTTTCGGCCTTGAAGGTCGAGGTGGCCACCGTCCAGAGCCGCGCGCCACGGCGCAGGCGTTTGCCCGCGATGGTCGCGTCCACGTAAGTGGGCCCCGTCACCGGGCTCGACCGGTTGAAGCCTTCCAGCCCCTTCACGGGGGCCACTTGCGCAAAGCTCACCTGCCGCGACCAGGCATAGACGGCACTGGTCTCGAAGCCGGAGTCGATGGCCAGCCGGGCAATCGTCATATGCGTGCCGCTTGCGTGAGCCCAAGTCCGCCCCAGCAGATCGGTCAACTGCCGCCAGCACGCCACATCGCTGGGCCCGCCTTCGATGACAATGTGATCGACCAGCCAGCTTTCGAGGCCACGGCCCCAGGCCCAGACATCGACCTCGATCCGGTCTTTCTGCACGTCGGCCCCGGCGGTCAGAAACAGCCCGCCCGCAGGCACCGTGCCAGATTTCCAGCGCTCGCGCCGGTCGTAGAGCCGCTGCCAGTCCGGCGCTTCGCCGGTTTCAACCCAGGTTTCGCCGAGGATCGTGTTGCGGAACGCCTTGATCGCCTCGTCCGACCCTTGGGCTGCTTCCCATGCCCGCACGATCCGCTCCCAGCTCAGCCAGCCGATCGGCGAATAGAGCGCCGAGAGGTGGTACCCAACCGTGGTCGGATCGGCCGCAACAGCGGTCGCGCGCCATTCGCCCGCCTCCAGCATCGCCGTCTTGTGGTGTTCGCCGACGGGCGCATCACACACCTCGCAGTGATATTCCGCCGTTTCCGGCTTGCCCTTCTGCCAGCGCAGCCTGTCGAACTTCAGCCACTGCATCGCGCCGCAGTGCGGACACGGCACGAAGAACCGGCGCTGGTCGCTGGCCTCGTATTCACGCTCGATCCGGCTCAGACCCCGGATGGTGGGCGTGGAGACCAGGAAAACCTTGCGCCGGTGGGCGAACGTCAGCGACCGGGCCTCGGCCAGCGTGACCGGATCGCCTTCCTCGTCGGCCGAGGCTGGATAGGCGTCGACCTCGTCGAGAAAGATGTATCGCGCCGGGGTCGAGCGCAGCCCGACCGCCGAGTTCGCGCCAGTCATGATCAGGATGCCGCCCGCGAATTCCTTCGACAGCATCGTGTTGCCCGCGTCGCGCGACCGCGCCGGTTTGACCCGCTCCCGAAGGTCGGGGCTTTCGTCAATTAGGGGATCGATCCGCTGGCGCGAGTTGCGCTTGGCCAGTTCCACAGTCGGCTGGACCGCCAGCATTGGCCCTGGTGCCTGGTGGATGGCAAAGCCGATCCAGTTGTTGCCAGCTTCTGTCGCCCCGACCTGCGCGGCTTTCATGAAGACGATCCGCTGCATCACGTCGCCGGGCGACAGCCGGTCCATGATCTCGCGCATGTAAGGCGTGCGCGCCGTGCGATACCGCCCCGGTTCGGCGGAAGCCCGGCCCGACAGCATCCGGTGCCGGTCTGCCCATTGGGAGACCGTCAGGTCGGGATCGGGCATCAGCCCTGCACCCCGAGGTGCGCAGGATTTCTGCTGCGCCGTCGAAGTCGGTCAGGTCGTCGCCAGTTTCACCGAAAATCAGGCCGGACCTCGGCAAGTTCGTCGAGGTGGGCGCGTACATATTTTTCCAAGGCCTTCTGCATCGCGGCTGGTTCCACGCCCAGTTCCGCCGCCATCAGTGCCGACGACCGCGCAGGCCAGTTCACCCATGCGTCCCGCACCTCTCGCGCCAGCCGAAACACCAGCGACAGCGCCCGGGCCCGCTCGATCAACTCCCCCTTCAGCTTCTGCAGTCGGATGCGCCGCTCCTGCGCCTTCAGAACCTCGTTGGCGGTCTTCGCCTGGAGGTAAGTCGTGCCGCCGCCGACCGCTGGCACCGCCAGACCCTGCTCGCGAAGCGTGTCACCCACGGCAGCAACGGCCGACTCTGGGACCGGTTTGAGTTTTGGTTCGGGCGGCCTCCGGGTTTTCGACGGATCGGTTGTTTCCGCCCGGCGCGCATCACTGGCCCCGGCATCGATGCTGCCATCGGCGAACAGCACCAGCCGCTCTGCCGTCTTCGCCTTCTGGATCGCACCGCGCGACAACCCGACAAGCGCGGCGTACTGGCGCTCGCTCATGCCCTGCATTGGCCGCTCCGATTATCATTCAATATCATGCGTTTATCGAGTTGATAAGCGTCACAGACAGAGCGAACGTTGGTCCATCGCAACGATGCAACTCGACCAAGGAGCCATCAAAATGACCCGCCGCGCACAGGACAGTGAGACCGATCCCGCCATCGGTTCGAGGGAGCGGTCGAACAAAGCCCTTGATGCCTTCATTAACAAGAAAGCCCAGATCGATGCCATGCTCGCCCGACTTCAGGCGCTCAGCGACGACCATTTCAACTTCGATCCGGAAGCGGTCAATTGGGGCAGCGTCGGATCGATTGGCAGCGTCGCCAGCGACCTCCGGAAGATCACCGATTTCCTTTTCGGTGAGGGCGAACACGCCGAGTAACCGACCAAACCATCGCGCCAGCCCCGCCCTGCGGGGCTCGGCCTCGTAGAAGTGCCCGCATTCCGCGCGCCCCGACACGGAGACGACGATGACCCAGCTTTCCGACACCCAATCCCTGATCCTTAGCGCCGCCGCCCAGCGGCCGAAGCGTATCGCCCTGCCACTGCCCGAGAGCCTGCGCGGCGGTGCCGCCGCCAAGGTGGTCGGCGCGATGATCGCCAAGGGGCTCCTGCAGGAGGTTGATGCCGACATGCGCAAGGGCGAACCCATGTGGCGCGAAACCGGCGACGGACACGGCACCACGCTGGTTGCCACCGACGCAGGGCACGCCGCCATCGGCATCGAGCCGGAGGACACGCACACTGCGCCCGTGGGCGCGACGGACGCGCCGACCGAGGAACCCGCGCCCGACACCGCCACCGGACCCGAAGCCGCGCCCAAGCCGCGCACACCGCGCGAGGGCACCAAGCAGGCCGAGCTGATCGCCATGCTGCGCGCGCCGGATGGCGCGACCATCGAGGAGATCATTGCCGCCTTGCAGTGGGCCCCACATACGATTCGGGGCGCGATGGCCGGGGTGCTGAAGAAGAAACTCGGGCTCGAGGTGACCTCGGAGAAGGTCGATGGACGCGGAAGGATCTATCGTCTGCCCGCGGCCTGATCGCTCAGCCCGGGAAGATCACGATTCCGCCGTCCCGCCCGGGGCGGCGGTTTCTCATTGCCAATTGAGCAGATCGCGGTTGGCGGCTCTCTCGTTCCGGCAGGTTTGACTATTGCGCGATCTGGCGCTGTTCAAGCGTCTCGTCGTCGCCGTCGGATTTCATGACATCGGCAATGAGGTGGTTAACCATCTCGTCGAAATAGCCTATCAGCTCCCGATGAAGGCTCTGAAACTCGGCGGCTATCGTCTTCTCGAAATCACTCTTACGGACACGCACCATGACCGTTGTTCGCCGCTGCCGAGGATACCGATACGGCTTCACACCATGCTTGCGACAGAGCGCCACAAACACCCGCACCGCCCATGTATCCGGAAGGATGTACTGCAGTTCGGTCTCAGATTCCGGTGCCTTGGCTCCGGCCAGATCTAGCCTTGCCTGCAAGCGTCCGAGCGCCGCCCCGGCAGCTGTCCGTTCCCCGGCCGTGGCCCCACGCGCGAAGAGCGCCTCGAGTTTGGCCAGACGTTCACGGATATCCTGATGTTCGCTCATTGCCAGTGCCGCCCTGATCCTGCGCAACGCATAAATCACTTGGGCGAAAAAGGGTCAACGGCGGCGGGCGGCATCAGCGCCGCATACGCTCGAACAGCCTGCGAAGCAAATATCCTCGCGCCAGCGATACTGCGACGAACGCCAGCCCGATCTCCATGTGGTCCTGCAAGCTGGTCTCGATGCCGAACCATGGAAACACCACCATCTGCGTCGCCACGGCCAGGCCATATCCCACGACGACGTTTGTGAAGACCTCGGCAAGCGACATCATGCGCGACTGGCTCATGCTGCGTCGGCGTCCGGCTTCTCGCCCGGCCTCTCGGCCTTCACCTGCGCAAAGGTGCGGCCATCCCCGTCTAGGATCGCGTCACGACCGGTGTCGGCCTGCCAGCGCTCGACGGCAACATCGATGTAGGCCGGGCTGATTTCCATCGCGAAGACGCGGCGACCATTGGCCTCGCCCGCCATGATCTGCGAACCCGAACCGCAGAACGGCTCATAGCAGAGCCCGCCCCGTGCCACATGCTGACGCATCGGGATCCCGAAGGCGTCGAGCGGTTTCGGCGTCGGGTGGTCGGGGCGTTCGTCCTTGACGAAGCTGGGCAGCGCCCATGTCGACGGCAGCGTTTCTTCCGCCACCTTCGGCGGGCGGTTCGGCCGACGCCAGCCCATGAAGCAGGGCTCGTGCTTCCACAGGTAATGCGACCGGGTCAGAACCCCACGGTCTTTCACCCAGATGATCTGCTGGTGCACAAAGGCACCGGCCTTTTCCCAGCATGCCTCCAGCATCGTCTGACGGCGCGAGGCATGCCAGCAGTACCACGCGGCATCGTCGGCGATGGCTTCCGTCACCGCGGCGGTTATGAAGCCATCGTAGAGATCGGCCCCCTGGCTGCTATCGTCCCAGGTGGTGCCATAGGACGCCGACCAGTCCTTGTTGCGGGTCGGGTGGTTTGAGCCGTCGTAATCCACGAGATAGGGCGGGTCTGTCGCGAACAGGATCGCCCGCTCGCCATTCATCAGACGGCGGACATCAGCGACGTTGGTGCTGTCACCACACAGCAGCCGGTGATCGCCGAGGATCCACAGATCGCCCGTCCGCGATGCCGGGTTGCGCGGCGGTTCGGGGATGGTCACCGGCGGCACCGAGCCCCCGGCGCCACCTTCTTGCCCGTCCCCCTCCGGCACGAAGGCCAGCAGTTTGTCCAACTCGCCATCGGAGAAGCCGACCAGCGACAGGTCGAAATCCTCGGCCAGCAAGTCGTTCAACTCGGCCGAGAGCAGCGCTTCATCCCAGGCGCCGAGTTCCGTCAGCCGATTGTCGGCGATGCGATACGCCCGGCGCTGCGCCTCGGTCAGGTGCCCGAGCACGATCACCGGTGCCTCGGTCAGCCCGAGCTGCGTTGCAGCCAGGACACGCCCGTGGCCCGCGATCAACTCGCCATCCTCGGCCACAAGACAAGGCACGGTCCAGCCGAACTCGGCCATGCTGGCGGCGATCTTCGCGACCTGATCCGCGCCATGCGCCTTCGCATTGCGGGCATAGGGCTGCAAGCGCGCGAGCGGCCATTGCTCGATGCGCTCCGGGGCGAAGCTGAGGGTCATATGGGTTTTCCTGTTGCCGGATGGGCGTGGCTTGCGGGCTGGACTCCGGATGTGGAATCCACGTCGGATTTCACTGGCTTCCGACTGGACTCCGGAGTCCAGGGTATCCACCCCGGAGTCCACCAGACAAGCCATTGTTATTACGTTGTTATTTGCGGTTCAGGGGTGGATTCCGGAGGGGGTGGCTTCCCAAAAATCCGGCCCTGTCGCTAGCGATGTGCCGCGCTTCGCCCCCCAGCATACGTTTTCTGCCAGAAAGGAACCGGAAAACAAAGGGTTAGAGTTTCCGCTCAGTCCCGTTCGGTCACCGCTTGATCAGAAAAACAGCTCTCCATCCTCGCACTCGGTCAACTGCCTGCCAACTTCGTTTCGACCCCTTTGGACCCCGATCTGGAGTCCGGCCCGGACTCTGGGGTCCACCACGGCATCCGCGCCAAAGCAAAAGGGAGAGCGAGCCTTTCCGGCGTACTCTCCCCATCTTGCCTTCGGAATAGCACGAACATGTTGCAGATGTCGAACAGAAAAGTGTTGCAACACATTGGAGTCGCTCACGCATTCAGTCGCGCCGCAATCTTGGTCAGCGCCAGCTGCCAGCGTCGCCATGCGGTCGTGCGGTCGCAGCCCATATCCCCGCTGATCTGCTTCCACGGTACGCGGGCGGCGCGGGACCACACGAGCTTGCGCTCGGCCTCCTCGATCCACAGCACCCAGTCCGAGGTCTGCTCCAGCCGGGTGATCGCAGCGGCCGAGGGCCAGACCCGCATGGGTTCGGGTTCCATCGCGGCGATCTCGCGGCTGGTGCGAACGATCTGTGGCCAGGCGTTGAAGAACCCCTGCGCTTTGACCGGCGGCAACTTGCGCAGGGTGCGGAAGGCTTCCTCGAAATGGTCGGCGACGCACTCGGCGGTCCATTCGCGATCAACCATGGCGCACCTCGCGTGTCTTGGGGCGTGAGCCGTAGAGTTTTGTGCCCAACTGCTCGACCAGTTCGCGTTCGGGCCAGGTCAGCCGCTGATCGTCGGCCGACACCGCCAGCACGCCCTGTTCGTGCCAGCCCTGGCGCTTGACCTGCTCAGGATCGCGACGCTGACCGCCGTAGCCGTGGGGATGCCACCTCATGCCAAACCTCCGTTCGTCTCGATTGCCCAGAGCAGGATCGCGATGGCGTCGGCCTCGTTGTCGTCGTCCGGGCTGAAGCCACGGGCCCGGGCGGCGGCGATCATCGCCTCCTTGTCGGCACGTTGCCCGTTGCCGGTGGCGTGCCGTTTGATCGTGCCGACGGGGACGCCTTGATACGGGATNNCCCGCAGCTCGGCCCAACTGGTCAAGCTGGCCATCAGGCCGCCATAGACGTGGGCGGCGTCGGTGCCTGCATGGCGCCGCACCTCTTCGAACCAGATGGCCGAGATCGGTCCAGACAGGCGATCGATCTCGGTCAGCCAGTTGGCGAAGCGCAGGTAGCGCATGCCGCCACCGTCGAAACGTCCGGGGCGGAAGCTGGCGGTGCCACTGGTGATCAGCCCGTCGTATCCGCGCAGCGCCCAGCCGGTTGTGGTGCCGAGATCGAGGGCGATGGTTGCCATGAGCCGCGGGGATGCGCCCGACAATGGGGGCTTTGCCTGGGGCTCGGTCAGAGTCAGAGTCGTCGATGCCATGATGGGTCTCCGTTGAATGAGGGGGATTCGTTTTTGGTGGAGGGCGGCGGTGGCATTGTGCTTGGCGGTACTGGCCATCGTCGTCCGACAGATCCGCCCATAGGAGGCGCACGCGGATAACCCATACGGATGGGGAGAGAGGCCAAACCTGCTGGTTGGCCTCCCCATACGTAGTATGGGGGCTTCATTCTCTTTGACTTATTTTGGGTGCATCCAATTGATTTCATTTGGATTTCACCGTTTTTTGAAGTCGAAGGGGCGTGGCCGACGACTTCGACTTCGACTTCCGTAAGCCATTGTTTTCGTTGAAATATGACAAAGGCAAGTCGAAGTCGAAGTGCCTCGACATGAAGTCAAAGTCAGTCATTGACGCCCTCCGGGTAGACCCAGACGGCGGGATTTTCGACCTCGAGACAGACCCCGGAATGGGGGCATTTGTAGTGGCTGGGATGAACTGTCACCCCTTCACCGAGAACCTCGCCTGTCTCGGGGTTGATCACTGGCGCGTGGCCAAACCGCATACCCTCGACGCAGAGGTAGCCAAACCGGGATCGTACGTTCGGGTAGTCGAACTCGGTCGCGTCGCGACGAAATTTCACCTGTCCCTTGGTCGACAGGACGGCCAAGCGGTCTCGGATTGTGTATTTGCTGCCAAGCCCAGCCTTGTTCTCAAAGGCATCGCCAAACTGTGTGGAGGTGTAAAGGCGCCCTTCGACCGCTTCCTCAAACAGGATGCCAAGGATCACGTCTCGTTTGCGTAGCCGCTCGGCATCATGTTTGGCGCCCGTTTCCTGCCGGACCAGCCGCTCATACCGGGCATCGATTTGCACCCATGCGCCCTGCACCTTGTCGATGATCATGGCGGGTAGCGCAGGACCATTGCGCAACTCGATCTCCAGTCTGCGCTCGCTCCGGTCTTCGTCGGGGCGATGCATGATCAGGCCAGAGGTGTAGAAGCCGCGCAGCGCGCTGGCCCCTGAGAGCGCCAGGAACGGATCGTCCTTGACCTGGTTTTTGGCCGCCTTGCGAGTGTGGTGGGCGAGGATCACGCCCGCACCCGGGTTCACCGCCTCGCGCAGCACCTCCACCCGATCCTTGAGAAAGAACATCATCGCGTCGTTGTCGTTCTCACCACCGCCCTCGGGGCCGCCGTCAAAGAGGTTCCGGATCGGGTCGATGCAAAGGATGTCAGGCGGCGCATCAGGGAAAGCGACGCGGATTGCCTCGGTGATCTTGGCGATGCCATCCTCGTTCAAAAGCAGCTTCAGCTTCGGGGTGGCGACAAAGGTCGCGCGCGCGGCGGCAATCACAAGCGGCGGCAGGGCGATCTGCTGCAGACGTTCGCGCAGGTAGTGGTACTGGATCTCCGCCTGCAGGTAGAAAACCCGCAGGGGTCGCGGCGGGGTGAAGCCGAGGAACGGGATCCCGGCCGCCATGTGCACCAACCAGGAGATCAGGAAATCGCTCTTGCCCACCTTCGGGGCGCCGCCCAGCACCAGCAGGCCGCCCGGCGTCAGCACGCGCGGGGCGATCAGGTCCTCAGGCATGGGGGACCGGTCGTCGAGCAAGGCGCCCAACGTGAAGGACGACAGTGGCCCCGGCTGGTTTCGTGCCGCGGCCGATGTGTCGAGCCGGATCAGCGGCGGGCCGTTCTTCTCGATATGCCTGGCCCAGAGCCGCTCGGATTCCGCCTTCAGGCGATCCTCTGGCCAGCTCGGGCGAAGGGCTGCGGCATTGTAGCCCCGGATTGCCTCCCAGCCATCGTCGGGCGACATCCGGCCCTCATGCACCATGCGCAGGAAATGCCCGATGGCGACGCTGGCCCCGGTGAAGCGGCTCCACTCATCCTGATCGCCTTCCCGGATCGGCGTGGTCAGCACGGCGTCGAGCGACGGCTTGCCGGGGGCGACGGCCCCGCTGCTGGTCATGCCTGCGCCCGGGATCGGCGGCATCTCCGCCACCCGTTCCGCGAACTCGTCGAGATCGACTTCCACGGCATGCTGCTCGCGGATCTGCACCAGGCGCTGATGACCGTGCTTGTGATAAACCGACCCTGCCACCCGGATCGGCTGATGGGCGGAGCGGAAATGGGTGTCGCCGCCGACCTTGAGCGCGATCTCGCCCCGCAGGCGACAGAGCTCGGCCAGCGCCGCCCCCTCGGCGGGTTCGGTCAGCTTCCACCAGACATGCAGCTTGCTGGCGCCCTCTGAGGTGCGACCGCCGCTCTCGATGATCAGGGTGGGCTGGCCAAGATGGTGCAGCAGATGCTCGAGCTTGGCGGGGATGTCGCCCGCGTCGAGATCGACGACCAGTGCCTGCATCTGCAGCACATCGGCGGATTTGGCCTGTCCGACCTCGGCGACCGTGCCGGGGATCACATAGACGGCCGCCCCTTCGCGCCAGGCCCAGTTGGCAAATGTCGCGAGCTTGTCCGGCGCGGTGGCATCGGCGCCGATCCAGATATTGTGGGGCCGTCCCTCCTTGCCCTGTCCCATGTCGACAAAACCCCGGACCGGGATCAGACCGTCGGAATAGCCGAACACGACATCGAGGAAGGTCTCGATCTGCGCAGGGTCCGGTTCGACGCCGAACGGATCCTCGATCGAGGGCGCGTCGTTGAAATCCTGCCAGGGATTGAAATGGATGATATTGTCGTCGCTCATGCCGAGGGCTCCGCCCGTTCGTGGCTGAAACGCGCCACTGGAGAGTTTCCGGGACGCCGCTCACTCCAGCAGCGTTCGGCCCACGGGCAGAAGCGGCATTCAAAGAAGTCGCGGCTGGTGGCGATGCGGGGCAGCAATTCGCCCGCGTCTGTCGCCCGCAGGATACGCACCGCCCGGTCGGACATGCGCTGTGCGAGGGCGGCATCGAAGGGCACCAACTCGTGGTGCATCTCGGCCGTATCCTTGTTGATGGCAGTGAACACAGCTGGCGCGGCGCTGATGCCGGGCACGCTGGCTTCCATGTAGGCCTGGTAGAGGGCGATCTGGGCGGCATAGACCGGCTTCGAAATGGTGACCCCGTCCTTGATGCAGGCACGCCAGTTTTTGGCGTTCATGGTCTTGCATTCCCAGAGCGCGGGAACGGCCAGTCCGAGACTTTCAGGCCCTTTGGCGATGATACCGTCGACATGGCCGCGCACCCGGCCGCCGGCGACGGAGAAACCGAACTGGCCGCCATCGGGGCGGTTGCCCTTTCGGGCGTAGAGATCAAAGCCCGCGCCGCGCAGCCAAGCGACCGCCAGATCTTCAAGCGCATGGCCGATGGCAAAGATGCGCAGCGACCGGCCGGTGAAATCCTGGCCTTCGTCCTTTGGCGTGGCCGTGAATTCGAACTGCAGGGCACGCTCGCATGCTTGGCCGAGGCGCGATCCGCCAAGATAGTCGCGGGGCGTGCGCGTCGCCTGATCGGCCGTCATCGCCTGGTCGACAGCCGAATTAACCCGGTCGGCAAAGCTGGGGCGGCGGTTGAAATCCAGTGTCAAAACGGCACCTCCGGCGCATTGGCTTTGGCGATGTCGGACATGGCCTCGCGGAAGCCTTCGACGGATTCCTCGATCAGGGCGCGGACCTGTGCCTCGGTCAGACCGGCCAACGGGGTGGCCCATCCGATCTCGTCCATCAGCAGGGCGACACGTTTCATGGTGATGGCGATGGCGGCGCGTTCTTCATCGGTCAGGTCAACCATGGCCACACGCTCCCGCGCCAAGCGCGTCCAGAAGGACTGGCAGGGCATCGAGCAGAACCAGACCGATGGCCGGGGTCGCTTCGACCGGTACGGATCGAACCAGCCAAAACCATGGGTGGGTTGCCGGCAGACTGCACATAGCGTTCCACGCGGATGCCAGAGCCGCCGCCGGTCCTCGGCCGTGATGGGGGTGATGGAGGCCATGGGTCATGCCGCCCTCCGTTCGGGGCTGGCCGCGCTGTCGATGAGCTGGCGGATGGCGCGCTTGTTGAAGCCGAAGGTCATCAGCGCCGAGGCGCGGTAGCGCGTCAGGCCGAAGTCATGGCGGCACTCGGGGGCCAAGTATTGCAGCTGCTTTTCGGTCGGCGGCTGGCGCAACCAGGAACGGGTCTTGAAGGCGCTTTCGTCGGTTTCATGGGTGTTCAGCCAGTCGTCGGCCTGCGCGAGGCAGACGGTGCGTTCACCGACGCCCAGCAGGTGCGGGCGTTCGCCCTTCGCCCCGCCTACGGCAAACCAGACCCCATCCAGCCAAAAGATACCGCCCCAGGCCGTGAAGCCGGTTGCCATCATCGCATCATCGGTGCCGAAAAGGTCGACCCATGCGAAGCTGGACCGCTTCAACAGATCGATCTCTGTCATGATGAAACCCGACAGAGGGGCTACGCCACCGCCTTCACCGGCATCGTCATCCTCCCGCGGGAAAACCTCGCCACAGAGAGGGCATTCGATTGCGGCCAGCGGGATTTCAGCGCTGCAGCCGGGGCAGGATTTCGTCGGGGCCTCACCAGCCTCGGTCTTGCCCTCGAGATCGACATCCTGTTCCAGCGTGCCGTGGATCAGGCTGGAAGTGCCGAAGTCCAGCACGACGCAATCGGTTTTCACGATGCCGGGGTGCTCTTCCGGATCCACGATGCGCAGGCCGCGCCCGACCATCTGGATCATGGTGGACTTGTAGGAACTGGGGCGCAGCAGCACAACGCAGGAGGTGGGCGGGTGATCCCAGCCCTCGGTCAGCACAGCGACGTTCACGATGACGCGGATATTGCCCGTCGCATAGTCGACAAGGATGGCCTTGCGGATGTCGGACGCCAGATCGCCGTGGATCAGCGCCGTCGTGATCCCGGCCGCGCGGAAGGCTTCGGTGACATGTTCGGCATGGGCGACGGTAGAACAGAAGATGACGGTCTGGCGGTCGCCCGCCTTTTCTTTCCAATGGCGGATCACCTCATCGGTGACCGGCGCGCGGTCCATGATGCCCGCCACTTCGGCCATGTCGAAATCCGACAGGGTCTTGCGGACAGACCGCAATTCGTCCTGCACGCCCACGTCGATAACGAAAGTGCGGGGCGGCACAAGGTGACCCGAGGCGATCAACTCGCCCAGCCGGACCTGGTCGGCGACATTGTCGAACACCTCGCGCAGGCCCTTGCGATCGCCGCGGTTCGGCGTGGCGGTGACCCCAAAGATGCGGGCATCGGGATTGGCGTCGCGCACCCGGTCGATGATGCGGCGGTAGCTGTCGGCCACCGCATGGTGCGCTTCGTCGATCACCAAGAGGTCAAGGCGCGGCATGGCGGCCAGGTTCGATGTCCGTGCCAACGTGGGGACCATGGCGAAGGCGACCTGACCCGCCCATGACTTGGCGCTGGCATCGATGACCGAGGTGGTCAGGCCCGGATTGACCCGGGCGAACTTGCCCCGGTTCTGGTCGGTCAATTCATCGCGATGCGCCAGCACGCAGGCCTTGGCGGCGCTATCGCCGATCACCTCCCCGGTGACCGCCGACAGCATGATCGTCTTTCCCGCGCCGGTTGGCGCGATACCCAGCGTGTTGCCGTGGGCATCAAGCGCAGCAATGCTGCGCTCGACGAAGGTTTTCTGACGGGGGCGGAGCCGCATGGTCGGTCCCTCACTCGGCCCAGCTGGGGCGCCCGGAAAAACCGGGGGCCGCAGGGGATTGCGGAGTCTGCGGTTGCGGCGTGGGCGCGGTGTAGCGCTGAGCCGGGGCGGCGTAGCCCTGCTGCGGCGCGCTCATTACCGGGGGCTGGCCGTAACCCTGCATCTGAGCGGCCGATCCTTGCCCCATCAGCTGCGCATAATCGCGGTGGCTGGGCGTGACGGCCGAGCGAACCTCGTTCTTGTCCTCGCCGCTGGTGTCGGAACCGATGTCCATCCGGGCGATGAATTCGATCCCGTCCAGTTCAGCAAAGCCGCCGATCCGGCGTTTGGCCTGCGCTTGCGGCGAGTTGTCCTTGTCATCGAGCCCGCGCGCCGAGTTCAGGATGCCCTTGATCAAGCCACGCCCGGCGTTCGCCCAATCGGGGCCCTTCGGGCTGTAAAGCCCGATCAGCGACCAGATCTTGCGTTTGGCAAAGGGCCCTTCGACCACGGTATATTCGGCGTCGAGATAGACAGCTCCGGTGGCGCCGCGTTTGGCATAGCCGCCGGTCCAACCTTGGGAGGGATCATCGAAGCCGCCGGGGCGAATGGTCAGTCGCACCTTGGCGAGCGTGCCCTTCGGGATGACGTTGCTGTTGCTTTGCGCGGAGTTGAAGTCGTTCCAGAGACCAGTCATCGGATTTGTCCTTTCAGTCGGCGTTGGGGGAATTGGATTGGTCAGCGCCGCCGACCGCCGATGGAGCGGGCAGCTGTGGCGGTGCAAAGGTCAGGCGTCGTTCCACGGGGATCAGGGGCCCGCGGATTTTCTCCATCAGTTGGCCCAGATGCGGCGGCTCCAGCAGCGCGAGGCGCCCCGAGCGGTCCTTGGCCGGATAGCCCCAGGGGTTCAGCGTCTGGCAGACGAAGCCCCGCTGCGGTTGACCCTGCGCGTCGGGCACATCGATCATGGTGATGACCTGATCGACGATCCCGGGCAGTTCCAACCCGGTCTTGGAGCCGTCGATCTGCGGTGAGAACACCTTGCGGTTGAAGTCATCCAGCTTCTGATCGAGGATGCCGACGAACCAGACGTTCTTGCCGCGTGTGTGCTGCAGATGCGTGAGCCAGGCGATCATCTCGCGGCCATGGAGCCCGTAAGCACCCCGGACATCCGGCTTGCCGGTTTTCTCCGACATTGCTTCGGGTTGGCCCTTGCACCACTGAAAGCACAGACGCCCGGCGACCGTGATCGAGTCGATGAACACCGTGTCGTATTTGTCGAGCGCGGCGGGATCGCCAAACCGCCCGCGGACCTCATCGCAATGCGCCTGGCTGTAGGGCTGGTCGGCACGGAGCGCCGGGTTCGGACCGCCGATGAACACCGCGAAGTCCCGGCATTCCTTCCAGGTGCGCGGACGGATCACGTCGATCGCCAGCCCCTCGATGGCCAGGTCCCCGGCTTCGAGATCGAAGAACAATGTGGTCGTCGCCCACAGCGTCCACAGCAAGGTGGTTTTGCCAATCCCGGACGGGCCGAAGATGACGCCCTTGATGCCGCGCTGTTCGGCCATGCGCTGATCGGCGGTGATGATGGGGAGTGCACCGGTCATGCCGACACCCCCTGCCGCGCCTGCAGCGCATCAGCGTCGTCGGCGGTTACCGCTACGTAGAGCGCATCCAGACGGTCAGCTTCGTTCAGGCATTCCTTGCCCTTGCGCCGCATGAAACGACGGGCATCGTCGAGCAGGTCGGGTTCCGCGATGAGGTCCGGGATCGCGACGTATTCCTCGGCGCTTTCCACGAAGTAGGACTTCGAGCGCAGGTCCTGGACAAATGGCGCGAATGTCTCGCTGATCGCAGAGAAATCCGACTGTCCCAAAACGTCGTTCTGGTTGCGCAGGATGCGCTTGACCTCGGTGATGATCCCGGTGCGAAGCATCCGCATCGCACCCTCCTGCCGCGCCTGCGCACAGGTGAGCGGAAATGCTGTCTGCATCATGTCATCGGCGATTTTGGGGGCGTTGTTTCCGAGCTGAGAGGCAGCCTCCCAGACACCTTCGGCAAAACCCGCTGATTGGCTATCGAGCATCAAACCACTCCTTGATTGTTGTGAAAGCTGCTGACCCTTGGGCGATGGCGTTGGCATCGAGGTCGTGAAACGGGGTATCCTGGGCCTGACGCATGCCGTCGCGGGCAAGGGCGAGGTTCCCTTCCGAAGCCCACTCGGCAAAGGCGCGGAACGTGCCGGTGACATGCCGCCACGCCGCCTGCTCGGGCGTCGGAGGAACATAGAGCGGGTTGCGCCGGCTGGCGGGCCGCTGCGGGCGCAACCCACGCATCGCGGCATCGACCACCATCTTGCGCAGGGCCGCGCGCGTCGGTTCCTCGCCACGTTCCAACCGATCATCAAGCGCACGGCGCACGATGCCGGGGTCTGCCGCCTCGGCGTCGCGGATCTGGCGGGCCTCGTGAATTTCATCGCGGCGCATGCCAAGATCGGCTGCCGAAGCAGTGTTGTGGTCCTCAACACTGCTCCTGTCGCCACCGTTGCGCTTTATCTCGCCCCGTGCCTGCGCCGCATCGTATTCGTCCGCCAGCCGGCGCTTGGCGCGGGCCTCGATCTCGAGCGCATGGGCCTGAGCGCGATGCGCCGCAGCGACGAGATCGTCATGGGCGCTCTTGGCGCGTTGCAGCCGGGCGGCGCGTTTCGCCACGTCGTAGGCCAGTCCGGCCACCTCGCGCGCCTCGAGCACTTCGGCCGCGGACTTCGCGCCCGAGAGCATGCTGGTGGCGCGGTCGATCAGGCTGGGCAGGTCGTGCGACGGGGCCGATACCGGGGCGAGCAGGCTCATTGATCGCCCCCCTGCGGAACGATTTCGATCTTCAGCGTGCCGGTGCGCACCGTGCGCGCGGGCTCGAAACCGGCGCGGATTGCATCGGGCCAGGCGACATATTTGCGCTCGGGCACCTTGTAGGCGATATCGACATACTGAGCGGGATCGTCTTTGGCCGCGCGCATGCGCTCGACCATGGCGGCGAGCCGGTCCTGATCCCAATCGACCCGCTTCGGCAGATCGGCGACCACGGTGAAATCGCCCTCGTCGAAGCGCACCGTGCCAGTGTCCTTGGCCTGCGACTGGCGTTCCTCGGCGGCGCGGGTCGCAAAACGGACCTCCAGCGCCCCGTCGAGGCGGGCCTTCGCGGCCTTGTCGCGCTTGAGGCGCTCGTCGACATCGCGCTGCAGGACGGCCAGCAGTTCGATCGGCAGCCGGGCGATGTCTTGCAGGCCGAGGCTCGGCAAATCATCGACAGTGGGGGAATTCGCGGGAAACGGCATCTTAGGGTCTCCATGATCGGCAAAAAGGGATTGGAGGGCGGTCAACAGGCAGCCTCTTGCTCAGCGAGCAGCAGTGCGGACAGCGAGACGGCTGCGGCCTTCGGCTTCGGTCGGGCGACGGCGATGTAGGCGAATTGGTCGGTGCCGATCCGTTCCTGGACGAGATGCACGAGGCCCCGTTCGGCGGCCCAGAAGGCGCGGGATCCGAGCCGCGTCAGTTCCGTCCGCTGCTGGTCCGGCAGGCGGGCGAACATCGGGAAGATGTCGAGGGCCAGAAAGCCGCGGTGGTATTCCAGCCTGTCGCCGGGCACGGCCTGGCCAATCCAGGCGCAGAACTCGATTTCGGCGAGCGGTCGGCTAGCGCGGACCGTGATGAAGGGTGTGGTTCCCATGAACATGATCTCCTCCTTTCCCCGCTACTCAGGCCGCCGCGACATCGTCCCAGGCGGGACCGAGGTCGGTTCGGCGTCGTTGATTGCGGCGTTGTGCAGGTCGCCCGGCTGGCCCGCTTCGGCGTCGGCGTAGATCGCCACAAGAGGCGTCCCATCCTGATGGGAACCGGCATTCTCGATGCGGTAGGCGCGTTGGTTTTTCAGGATTTCCGGCAGTTCCCACCGGCGGTAGAGGCCGGGAACGCGCTTGAGGTCTGCGGACAAGAGATCGGCTTTGCTGATCATGCTGGTCGACTTTCGGTTTGAGTTGGGCGCGCGTTGGCGTCTGAATGGGAAAAGCCACTGCGCCGCAGGGATCGGGACATCGGATCAGCAGATTTCTTGCAAGGCATCGCGCAGACGTCGGGTCGCCCGCTGGTAACGCTTGCGCGTCGCCGCCTCGGACAGCCCCAGTTCGGTCGCGACCTCGGCTTGGGAGAAACCGTTGATGGCCACACGGATCACCAGATCAGCGTCCTTCCCGACGATGCGGACGAGGTCGCCGTGGAGCAGTTCGGGGCTGGCGTCGGCCCGAAGCACGTCACCGTCGATCGGTATTTTGTCGGGGTCGGTCTCGCTGCGCAGTCTCTGGCGCATGTCCTCTCGCTGACGCGTTCGGATCAGGTCCCGCTCAATGTTCCGCAGGATGGTCGCCGCGATCCAATTGACCCGCTGCAGATCCACACACCGAATGGCTTCCGAGGCCCGAGCAAGAATTTCGGACGCGACCTCGTCGCCTGTGCCGATCTTTCGCCAGATCGATCTGCGCCGAACGGCATCCAACCCCGGCCAGAGCGCCAGCAGCATCAGCGTCAGGGCACAATCGGAGACCGCACCGCAAGACTGTGCGGCCCCGACCAGTGCGACCAGCAATCGGTTTTTCTCGTCCGGCGCACGGCAACCGAGGTGCAGCGCGTCCAGCAATGCAGCTGGATCACCGAAGCCCCCGAGCGATTCGCTGTCGCGCCGAATTGCATCGAAGCTGCGCTGGAAGCTGAGGGTGGAAGCGGAATGCATGATTTGATCACGAATCTCGTGCCATGCGAAAGACATTGGACGCCTGCCTTGCGGCCAGGCGTCCAGCGCCTTCTCGTGGCCAGGTTAGGACGTCGCGCGTCTCTGCGATTTCAGGGGGTTGGTGGCGTAGGGCGCGTCAACCGGAGGGGCTGGACGCCTGATTCAGTGTCCAGCAGCCGCGGCAGGTGGCCTGAACGGGGAAGCCCACGAAGTACTCGTGCCCCCGCGCAAAACGCAGGTGCATGCGGCCGTCCCGGCAAACGCCGAGCAGCTTGTCACAGCGCGTGCAGCGCCATTCCGGGTTCATGGTGGTGGGCTTCGGTTTCGCGCCTGTAGCCCAGGTCGACGGGGCTGGTTGGCGCGATGGGAAGGGAGTCGGCATTCGGGTGCTCCTCTGTTCGATGGAGCACCCGAATTGTCATGGCGAATCGGAGCTAGTCAGACCCCCCAATCGGAGCCAGATCGGAGCCGCTGGTCAGACAGCGATCTCCCAGGGCCCCTTTGGGCCCAGACTTCTAAGAAATTTGGCCTTCAGTTTGTCCCACAAGGGTTGCTTGAAAATGTTCGACAGGGATTGGTCTGCGGCGATGTCCTTCACAAGATCTCCGGTCGCCATTGGCATCGGGCCATTGTTGTGGGCATCGACCAGTCGCTGGATGATCGCGATACGATTCTCTCCTCGGATGTCGATGCTGCCTTTTCCAGGCACGAAAAGGGTCGCCATGTTCTCCCCGTTTTGGGCGAGTTCGACAGCCTGGCCACCACGGGCCAAGATCCGGTGACGACGAAACACGGACCGGAGCTTGTCTGCGACCAATGCGATTTCAAACTGTTCCGTGTCGATCTGATCGGCGAGCGGCGTTAGAACATTTGCCGCGAGGCATGGGCCGGGCGCATTGCCAGCCTGCAAGACCAGTCCGATGCCAAGGTTGTGGCGCGCCCGAAGCTCCGTATCGACGCTGGACCGGACCTTCTCCCGGTCGAGGCCACGCGCGAGGTAGATCGGAACGTCACCACCATCGACCGAAAGTGTTCCAAGGCAGAGTAGGTGGTCGGTAATTTTCTCGATGGCAGGCGCGTCAATCGTTTGTTCTAGACGTGCCTTCAGGTGTTGCTCGACCCAACCGTCGCGCACACGATAAATCTTGTAGCTATCCGGGTTACCTCCAGGCGTTACCTGCCCCTCGGCGACCTTGATGTCGGCCACCTTCCGGTCGCCTGCCTCCGCGTCTCCCTTTTCAACACGAACAATTACCTCGGCAGCGACCGGGCCCACCTCGTCCTCATCATCGATCAGGTCATCGCCTTCCCAGCCAGCGGGCACGAGAAAGCCCAACTCGGTCAGAAGGCCGGGATCGACACCACGATTCAAAAGCCATGCGCCAGATACCTTGTCTACGCCGATGTCCCAGATGGCCAGCAAGGCGGGCATCACCGCCATGCTTTCTGCGTCGCTTGGCGAGCGACCGTCGCGCAATATCTTCCAGTGTCTAAGCAGGCGGTGCCCCAGAACCCGTTCGAAGGGGTCGTCGACGCTGAGGAGGCTGCTTGTGTTGCGGTCACTAAGCGTAAAGTCGAGGGTTTGCGCCTCGTCCCGTCCAGCGCGTCGATACCGCACCGCGATCTCGACGAAGCGGATTGCGACCGCCCGCTCAAAAATCTTCGGGAGGCCCGGCTGGCCGTCGATGATCTTGGAGATGTCCTGGTCAATCGTGGTGGAAAGCGAAAGGCGATTGGCGAGATTGCCAATGCTGATGTCAGCCCGGATCACTTGCGTGCGGTTGATCACCACGTCGTCGAGTTCCGGAGGCTCGAGATCGAACCCTTTTAGGAACTGCGAGATGTCGTATGCCTGAAAGTCGACAGGCTGGTTGGAATAGGTCTGATCGAGAGCTGTCTCGATGAAGCGTTCGGCGATGGTGTGCCGCAGCTTCCGGTTGCCTGCGCGGACATGAACCCGCCCCGTCGACGGCGTGTAGACGATCATTGCCTCGCCGGGTGGGCGAAAATAGATGCTCGACCGATTGCCGTCGTCGTCGATCTCCCGAACGCTTGTGTGGGGATCTGGATGGAACAGCAGGTACATTTCCGCTGCCGGCTCATCGCCGTCATCAGGGATATCAAATCTGTCGATGCTGTAGCCGTCGCCGCGATCGAGGCGTTTGTTGAGATCGGCAAGAAGCGCATCAAGTACTGCGCTACCGGCGTCCGGGCCACCGTTGACTGAGGGCTCGGCCATGAAGGTCTGGTAGTGCTTGTCATATCGCCGGTACAGACGCAGGTGCAGGCTGTTTTCTGCCGCTTCAAACACGCCGTGTTCATTGGCAAAGGCCCACAAGCTTCGCGCGAGCTTGTCCCGCTGGTTCAGAAGCGCCTTGGCGTCTTCGGGTTCGAGCGAGGTATTGGCGAGACCTTCGAGGACGTACTCGCCGCGGTCACTCGCGATTGTGACAATCCGGGCTGCTTCGGCTTCGAGCGGGCCCAGCCGGTCCTTCTTTTCTTGCCGCAGCATTTCTCTGGCAATTGATGGACCGTCCGGGTTTTCCGGATCGAACTTGTAGGTCGCTAGCCATTTCAATCTCTCGAAAGCTTTGCTTTCAAGAAATCCGGAAAGCAGCCTCGGTTCTGCATCATCGAATAGCCGAGAAAGGTTCGGGCAGGTTCTGGCCGGGGCGCGTACCATATAAATCTCCGAAAATGCTGATTTCCGCTATAAATGCCGATCGTGGCGCACTGCTTGGAACTTGACACTGCGATGTCGCCTTTGGGGACTGACGGCAACATCGCCTCCCTCCCTGATGGCAAGTGCTGCTCGGATGGGATCAGTCCGAGCATCATCGATCAGTGCCAATACAACGGGACCAATCGTAGATGATTTGCGCTGCATGAACTCACCCTTTCGGCCGAATGCACCTAACTGATTCAACTCCCGATAATCGTGGACAAAACTTCGGTCCGCAAGAGCGGATGTTCCACCTCCGTTCTGTTTTCTGCGGCCGCCCTCAGATCGCTTGTCCCATCGCGGCTGCCGGACTGGCTTTTCGTCGGTATGGACACCCTGACCGCGAGCGCTAAAACAATGAAACGCCCCAACCCAGTGCCACCCGAACATATGAAGCCTTCCGAACGCCGCGCCGAATTGTGCGGCCTGCTGGCGCTTGGCCTGATCCGGTTGCGAGTGCGCCAACGGGGCGAAGTCTCTGACGAGAATGGAGAAAGTCACCTACACTATTCGCCCGACCAATGCCGTCATGCAACTCCAACGCATTGGAGAAACGCATGACGACGCACGACCCCATCCCTTCGCGCCTGGCAGCGCTGAAAACCACGCCAACGCTGGACCTAAAGGCACAGTGGCGTGACCTGTTCGAAACCGAGCCGCCGCCCTTCAACCGCCGCTACCTTGAATCCCGCCTGGCCTACCGCATCCAGGAACTGGCTTATGGCGGGCTGAAGTCACAGACGGTGAAGCGGCTGGAAGCCTTGGGCGAACAGCTTGATGGCGGCAATATCACCACGCGCCGCATTCGCGCTGATCTGAAACCCATCGCAGGCACGCGGCTGATCCGCGATTGGCAGGGCGTCGAACATATCGTCACTGTGACGCAGGACGGATTCGACTTTCAGGGCCGACCCTACCAGTCGCTGTCGGCCATCGCCCGCGCCATTACCGGCACTCGTTGGAACGGCTGGGTGTTCTTCGGCCTCAAGAACCACCGGAGGACAGCATGAACAAACCCCCGGAGAAATCGAAGACCGTCCGCAAACTCCGCTGCGCCGTCTACACCCGCAAATCCTCCGAGGAAGGGCTGGAGCAGGAGTTCAACAGCCTGCACGCCCAGCGCGAGGCGTGTGAATCCTACATCGCCAGCCAGCGATCCGAGGGCTGGGTGCTGGTGCGCGACCAATATGATGACGGTGGTGTTTCCGGCGGGACGCTGGAACGCCCCGGTCTGAAGCGGCTCCTGGCCGACATCGAGGACGGGCTTGTCGATGTGGTCGTCGTCTACAAGATTGACCGGCTGAGCCGCTCGCTGATGGATTTCTCGAAGCTGGTCGAGGTGTTCGACCGGAACGGGGTGACGTTCGTCTCGGTCACCCAGTCTTTCAATACCACGACATCGATGGGTCGGCTGACCCTGAATATCCTGCTCAGCTTTGCACAATTCGAACGCGAGGTGACCGGAGAGCGAATCCGCGACAAGATCGCCGCCTCGCGGCGAAAGGGCATGTGGATGGGCGGCGTGCCACCGCTGGGCTACGAGGTGAAGGACCGGAAACTGGTGGAAAACCCCGCCGATGCCGCGCGTGTCCGCTGGGTCTTCAACCGCTTCATCGAGATCGGCTCGGGCACCGAACTGGCGCGCGAACTGGCCGCGCGCGGCGTGACCACCACTCGCGGCCACCGCATCGACAAGAAGTTCATCTACCGGATGCTGAACAACCACGTCTACATTGGCGAGGCCGTGCACAAGGGAACCAGCTACCCCGGCGAGCATGACGCCATCGTCGACCGTGAGACATGGGACAAGGTCCACGCGATCCTGACGGAAAGCCCCCGCAAGCGTGCCGCACGGACGCGCGCCGACACGCCCGCACTGCTGCGAGGGTTGCTGTACGGCCCTGATGGGGCCGCGTTCTCACCGACCCACACCCGCAAGGGCGGGCGGCTGTACCGCTACTACGTCAGCCAGACGGTTCTGAAGCACGGCGCAGGTTCCTGCCCGGTCGCCAGGGTTTCCGCGGGCGAGATCGATGCTGCCGTTATCGCCCAGGTTCGTGCCGTGTTCCGCCAGCCCGAGATCGTGGCCGGGACTTGGAAGGCCGTGCGGGCTCAGGACGGCGACATCACTGAGGCAGAGGCGCGGGGCGCGCTCACGCGGCTCGACCCGCTGTGGGACGATTTGTTCCCCGCAGAGCAGGCGCGCATCGTGTCTCTGCTGGTCGAGCGGGTCAACATCGGCACAGACGGTCTGAACGTGCGCCTGCGAATGGACGGGCTTGCCGGGCTGGCGCGCGAAATGAGAGCCGAAGTGGGGGATGCAGCATGAAACGCGTGCGACCGATCCCGGAAACTGTAACGGTTCACGTTCCCTTCTGCCTCGTGAAGCGCGGGGGGCGGAAGGAGATGATCCTGCCCGACGATACACACGTCTATCGCAAGGCGGACGACACTCTCGTCAAGGCACTGGCACGGGCGTTCCGGTGGAAGAAGATGCTGGAATCCGGCGAGTTCGCCACTATCGCAGATCTTGCCAAGCGCGAAGGAATCGCCGCGCCATATCTAGCGCGGGTGTTTCGGCTCGCGTTTCTCGCGCCCGACGTCGTCGAGGCGATCCTCGAAGGGCGGCAACCGGGGGGCGTGACGCTCCAATCACTGCGGGGACAGCTTCCGGATGAATGGGCCGGCCAGCGCGTGTGGCTGCGCGGCAGGACGCAATAGGGCTTGCGGCAAAGATCGGGCAGGTTGTAGGTTCTAGAAAGCGAAGTATGGCGAAAGAGCTTCAAAACCAGAGAATTGCGCGGTGATCCGAGCCCATTTCTTTGACAGGCCATTGGCCTTGCGATGGCGTGTTGAAACCGGGCAAAAGAAGATAGCGCATGAATGAGGCCGATACCTGCAGGAAGTTCGTCGTCCCCAAACTGCAGGCAGCAGGCTCGGGATGATCGGNCGCACGCCATAAACGAGCAAAAGAGCTTCACTGACGGCCGGGTCGTATTCATTGGTGGCAAGGACGCGTCCGTGNAAAGCAGAAAACGCTCCGACTACCTGCTCCGATTCAATCCGGACTTCCCGATCGCGGTCGTGGAGGCCAAATCCCGTTACAGCCATGCGGCGGAGGGTCTTCAGCAAGCCAAGGAATATGCCGAAATTCTGGGCCTTCGGTTTGCTTACTCCACCAATGGCAACGAAATCGTCGAATTCGACTATACAACCGGCATCGAGCGGACCATCGGCGACTTCCCACTGCCCTCTGATCTCTGGGCGCGTCTGCGTCGGGCCGAGGGTATCGTCGATGACGAGGTGGCGGAACGGCTGCTGACGCCCACGTTTCCTGACCGGACGAAGCCCCTGCGCTATTATCAGGAGATCGCCGTCAACCGCGCCGTTCAGGCGGCGCTTCAGGGCAGGAAGCGGGCGCTGCTGACCTTGTGCACGGGGGCGGGCAAGACCGCTGTCGCCTTCCAGATTTGCTGGAAACTCTGGTCGGCACGTTGGAATTCCAAGGGCGTCAACCGCAACCCGAAGATCCTGTTTCTCGCCGATCGCAACGTGCTGGTCGACGATCCGATGGCGAAGGACTTCAGCCCATTCGGCTATGCCCGACACAAGATCGCAGGCGGCGTCGCTGTCAAAAGCCGCGATATGTATTTCGCGATCTACCAGTCAATCGCGCGTGACGAGAACCGCCCCGGCCTTTATCGCGAATATGCACGGGACTTTTTCGACCTCATAATAATCGACGAATGCCACCGGGGCAGCGCGCGTGACGACAGCAATTGGCGCGAGATCCTCGAATGGTTCGCACCAGCAACCCAGATCGGCATGACGGCGACCCCGCGGCGCGAGGAAAACCTCGACACCTACAACTACTTCGGCGATCCGCTTTATGAATACAGCCTCGCGCAAGGCATCGCCGACGGCTTCCTCGCCCCGTACCGCGTTCACCGTGTCATCTCGGACTACGACGCTGCTGGATGGCGCCCGACGCGGGGCGAACTCGACCGCTACGGACGCGAAATCCCTGACACCGAATATTCCACGCGAGACTTCGAGCGGGTCGTGGCGCTTCGTGCAAGGACGCAGGCCATTGCGAAACACCTAGCGGGCTTCATGGCGAAAACCGATCGCTTCGCTAAGACCATCGTCTTCTGCGTCGACCAGGAACACGCGCTCGAAATGCGCCAGGCGCTCTCAGCCCTAAACACCGATCTGGTTAAGGATCACTCTGACTACGTTTGTCGCGTGACGTCCGACGAGGGTGATGTTGGCAGCGCGCACCGGGCCAAGTTCCAGGATGTCGAAACTCAGACGCCTGTCATCCTTACCACGTCGCAGCTATTGACCACCGGCGTCGACGCCCCGACTTGCAAGAACGTCGTGCTTGCCAGGGTCGTGGGCTCCATGCCGGAGTTCAAGCAGATCATAGGACGCGGTACGCGCCTCAGAGCTGACTATGGGAAGCTCGCATTCAACATCATCGACTACACCGGCACTGCAACACGAATGTTCGCTGACCCAGCCTTCGACGGCGATCCCGTCCGCGAAGACGAGGCGGTAATCAACGCAGATGGTGATGTCGTTGAAGAGCGCGAGATCGAGGAGACGGCGCTGGATCCCGACGATTTCCCCGATATTCCGGATGGGCCGGTCGATCTCGATGACGAGCCAGAGGCTGGCCCTCGCAAATTCTATGTCGATGGCGGTGAGGTTTCGATTGTCCGACACCTCGTTTACGATCTCGATTCCGATGGACGGCAGCTCGCCTGCCGCCAACTCACCGACTATACGGGCGACAAGGTCCGCACGCTCTATCCCAATGCCTCGGAACTGCGGACCGACTGGCTTGACCCCGAGCGCCGGGCCGAGATCGTGGAGCGGCTGGAGGAGAAAGGTATCGAGCTCGACACCCTCGCCGACGCGGTCGGAAAGCCGGAGGCCGACCCGTTCGACCTTCTTTGCCATCTTGCCTACAACGCGCCGTTGCGCACCCGCCGTGAGCGCGCGGACCGCCTGCTGCGGGAACAGGACGATTTTCTGGCCCGCTTCGGGCCCGACGCCCGCGAAGTTCTGGATGCCGTGCTCGAGAAATATGCCGAACACGGCAGTGCTCAGTTCAAACTGCCAGACTTTCTCGAAATCCCTCCGTTCAACGAATGGGGTAATGTAATTGAAATTGCCGCCCGCTTTGGCGGGGGCAAGGAGCTGCGCAGCGCCGTCAACGAGCTGCAGCGTTTGCTCTACACCGCTTGAATTGAAGGAGTGCCACATTGGCCACAACCGCCCGCAAGAAGGCAGCGCCGAAGCAACTGACCACTGCCCAGCGTCTCGACAGCATCATCAAGTCCGCGCGCAAGATCATGCGCAAGGACAAGGGGCTGAACGGCGATCTCGACCGCCTGCCAATGCTCACCTGGATCATGTTCCTGAAGTTCCTCGACGACATGGAACGGATCGAGGAAGGGCGTGCGGAACTGGCGGGCAAAGACTATCGTTCGATCATCGAGACCCCGTATCGCTGGCGTGATTGGGCGGCGGATGCCGACGGTATCACCGGCCCCGATCTGCTGTCATTCCTCGTTGCCGAAATGACCGAACTGCCGGACGGCACCCGTGGCCCGGGTCTGTTCGCCTATCTCCGTGCCTTGCGCGGCGACAACGGCCGCCGCGAGCGGCGCGACGTGATCGCCACCGTCTTCCAAGGTTTTGCCAACCGGATGGAGAGCGGCTACCTGTTGCGCGACGTGGTGAACCTGATCGACGGCATCCACTTTGACTCGTCCGAAGAGGTCCACACGCTCGGCCGCCTTTACGAGACGCTGCTGCGCGAGATGCGCGACGCAGCAGGGGACTCGGGCGAGTTCTACACGCCCCGGCCGGTCGTGCGCTTCATGGTAGAGGTGACGGATCCCAAACTCGGCGAGACCATCCTCGATCCAGCCTGCGGCACAGGCGGCTTTCTGACGGAAGCCTATCTGCACCTCGAACGCCAAGCCGACACAGTGGAAAAGCGTCGCGTGCTTCAGGACGAAAGCGTTCAGGGTGGCGAGGCCAAGTCGCTGCCGTTCCTGCTTTCGCAGCTGAATCTCCTGCTGCATGGCCTGCATGCCCCGCGTATTGACCCCGGCAACTCCTTGCGCTTCCGGCTGGCAGAGATCGGCGAGGATCAACGGGTCAATGTCATCCTGACCAACCCGCCCTTCGGCGGCGAAGAAGAAGCGGGAACCCTCAACAACTTCCCCGAAGATCGGCGCACCGCCGAGACGGCGCTGCTGTTTCTTCAGCTTATCATGCGGCGGCTGAAGCGTGCCGGGCGCGGGCGTGCTGCGGTCGTCGTACCGCATGGAACGCTGTTCGGTGACGGGATATCGGCGCGCATCAAGGCCGACCTGCTGGAAAAGTTTAACCTGCACACCGTTGTCCGGCTACGCGAAGGGGTGTTCGCGCCCTATACAGACATCCCGGCAAATCTGATCTTCTTCGACACCAGCGGACCGACGAAGGACATTTGGTACTACGAGTTGCCGCTGCCCGAGGGCCGCAAGAAATACTCGAAGACAGCGCCGATGGCCTATGAAGAATTCGCGGGTTGCCTCGACTGGTGGAACAATCGCGAGAAAAACGAGCGCGCCTGGAAGGTTTCCGCCGCTGACCTGATCAAGCGTGATGCGCAGGATCGCGTCACGGCCTGCAACCTCGACATCAAAAATCCACATTCAGGCGAGGTCGCCGACCATCGTGCGCCGACAGAGATCGTGGACGAGATCATCGCGCAGGAACAGCGGATCCTCGGCATCATGGACGAGATCAAGGCCGCGCTGGCGGAGCGCGTATGATGGACTGGCCCAATGTTGAACTTCGCGAAGTCATTTCGCATCGAAAAGAGTTCGTTGAGATAAGCCCCGGCGAAGTTTTACTCCCGCTGCCGAGTCCAGACATCTTCCCGCGGCATCGTCCTGCGTGACCGGGTGTCGGGATCAGAAATTAAGACGCCGAAGCAACAGGTCTGCCGGACTGGCGAATTCTTGGTGGCTGAAATCGATGCAAAATTGGGCGGCTACGGGATAGTACCCGAAGAACTAAAAGGAGCCATCGTCAGCAGCCACTATTTTCTTTTTGAGATTGACGAGGATCGCCTTTTGCGCGGCTTCTTGGACTGGTATTCACGCACGCCGACCTTTCTCGAACAGGTCAAGGCACGCGGTTCAACCAACTATGCGGCGATACGTCCTTCCAATGTCCTCGGATATACAATTCCCCTTCCTTCCCTCGACGAACAGCGCCGCGTCGTCCAGCGGCTCGATAGAGTCGCCGCCCTCGTGGAGGAACGCCGTCGCGCCATTGACGCCGCCGAACGCGAAACGCAGGCGCTGCTGCTGAAAGCCTTCCAGCGCGCCATCGACGGTGCCCCCTTGCGCCCCATGTCCGAAGTCGCCCCCCTGGTGCGCCGCCCGGTCGAGATCGATCTTGATGGCACCTATCCCGAACTCGGCGTCCGTTCATTTGGAAAAGGCACGTTCCACAAACCTGAGTTGCCAGGCGCAGAAGTCGGAAACAAAAAGCTGTTCCGCATCAATGCCGGCGATCTCTTGTTCAACATCGTCTTCGCTTGGGAAGGTGCTGTTGCCGTCGCCCAGCCGAAAGACGACGGCCGTGTGGGATCGCACCGCTTCCTGTCATGTGTGCCCGCCGCCGATACGGCGACCGTTGAGTTCTTGCGGTTCTACTTTTCAACACGCGAAGGCTTGGAAAAGCTTGGTAAAGCGTCGCCCGGTGGAGCGGGGCGAAACCGAACTCTCGGTCTGAAAAAGCTCGAACCGCTAAATGTGCCCATTCCTTCAATCGAACGCCAGCATTGGTTCGACCGCCTCCAGACCAAGGCTCGCGAGGCCCGCGCCATCCGCGCCAGCACTGCGCAAGAGGTCGAAGACCTGATCCCCGCCATGTTGCATGAGATCTTCAACGGCCGGTCGACAGCGGCTTAGAGACGGCAGCACTCAGTCACCTTGAGGCTCACTGGCCCGAAGTTTTGTCTCGGGGCTCGGTGTCCTTTTCCCGTTGGGCAAATCGAAACGCAGCAATCCGGCCTTCCGGTTTGCCATAGTGATCTTATTCAGATGGGTTGTCCGCACAGGAACTTGCTCCATCACTTCGCTGGCGATCGTGCTGAACGCGATGCCCGGTCTCTTTGACACCGTGCTGAGCAAAATTTCGGTGGCCCAGCCGATGTGGGCCGAGCAGCCGACCCCGTCGCGATCGGTCTCAAAAGCGATGATCTGGTCCTCCGGGAAGAGCTGCGACTGCCCACTCTCCTCAGTTTGGATGGCGTTGCGCGTGCGGACCGCCTCTTTTTCCACCTTTTCCTGAACTGTCCGGAAGACCTCCACTCCAAATCCACTGTGCGTGCCGAGGATCAACCGCATCTTGATCCGATCCTCGCGCGGCTTTCGGATGGCCATGTCCGTCAGATAGGTCGCGACCCGCGCTTCCTTCATCTTGGCTTTCAGAAGCTGCAGGATTTTCGTTTCGTTGGAACCCTCGGGCATCGCCTCGAACGCAGCTTTCCAGGCGGGGTCCGCCAGAAACCGACCCACGGATTTCGCGACGCCATCCCAACCGGCATGCCGGTTTACTTCTTCTGCCATGAAGTTGAACAGGAACTCGCCGTTCAGATTTCGGAGAAAATCAAAGACCCTGCTCGATTCAACATTCCACCCAGTTGGGTCGATGAACGTGAAGGTGAAGCCGTCCCGACACGCAGCGCGGATGCCATCGAGATTGTCCTCGAATGCCCCCGAGAACACCTGGATGTCGAACTCAGGTTTCTGGGCCGCAAATTGCTGCAGCTTGGCGACCGAAGCCGGATTGCGTTCGCAAAACCGGAAACGAACCTTGAGCCCGGGGCGCCCCATATCGATCAATGCCCGGCGCACCGACTCCAGCGTTTCGATGGCTTGTGAGAACGAAGCGTCAGAATACTTGTTGGTGTCCGAAACGCGCCAAGGCCCCGCGAACGCATCCACAAAATTGAACACTGGCGACCTGCCTTGGAAGAGTTTGTAGGCAGCGGATTCAAGATACTTGTTGAGAAACAGGTGCTTGATGAATGATTGTTCACGCCCCTGATAGTTTTCGATCCGAGGCGGCATCAAGCACTCATTGGCTGCAAAGCGCGAATGATGGGTTCGGGCACGATCTGCCAGGGAAAGCCATTCCACTCTTCGCCATCTAGCAGGCGTCCGCCCGACTTCGGCCGTGCGCCGCCCCACTGTTTGAAAAAGAACGCCACATCGTCACGGTCGCAGATGTCACGAAGCTCGCGGGCCCAACCTTCATCCATTGGTCGCGCCCGAGGTCCGCTCTCACCCCCAACGATGGCCCACGCGATACCCCGCAGATTGACTTGACCGATCGGCCCGAGCAGCGGTTCGAACGAGATGAAGCGTGCGTCGGAGTTGATCTGCTTCAGATGCCCAATGCGGCTCGTGTGTGCAGCGTCCTCGACCGAGACTCCCAACCAGATGTGGCGCGGGACTGGCCTGCCGTCATACCGCTTCCGAACGTAGTTGCGCATGAGCGAACTGCGCTTGGTCAGAACCTGATAGACATGCCAGTCCGCGCGCTCCATGGCGTCGAATACCTGGTCGATGAATGTGCGGTCGATTTCCTTATGGAATAGGTCGCTCATCGAGTTCACGAAGATCATGCGCGGCTTTTTCCAAAGCGCTGGCTGTCGTAAGCCTTGACGGCCACAGTGTCAGATCGAAACCTTGTTCGTACGGATGCCCTGCAATGCCACGCCAGCGCTCCGCGAAACGCTCCGCGTAGCAGTTGTCGCATCCCGGACCAACTTTGGTGCAACCGGTGACTGGGTTCCACGTCGCGTCCGTCCACTCAATGTCTGACTTCTGGGCCAACTGCTCGCCTCATGCTTTTTCAATATCCTAGCACGAGGTTGACTCAGCACAAAGCACGAACGGATGCAGCGGTATCAATTGGAAACCAGAGTGGATTCACGACCATCGCAGCTCAATTGTTCGATCTCGGTTCCGTCCGGCATCCGGACAAACTTGCGAAATCGCCGAGATGCTATGATCCAAAAATACAGCATAACCAACGCCTTAAAGCTGATAACCGGAATGGCCGCGGTTAACAGGTTCAGAGAATATCGACCCAGAGAGAATGCTTCCTGGCTACCTGGCCCCGCGGCCGGTGCTCAGCCCCTCCCGCATAACCCTCGAAAACAACGGAAAAATCCGGCCGCCGCCGGATCGGGAGAACGCTTTCGCGAGGGCAAGTGGCGGAGGGGATGGACCTGACGTCCAACCTTCTCCACCGCCGCGCCAATACCGGAGCGTTCGGCGGAAATCCGTAACCTTCTGACTTGCATATCATTTCTTAGGACGCCTTCGTTCCTCTGCGACCGTGTGGGTCGCGCGAAAGGAGACGAAGATGCGAGAAACCTGCCTCAATCAGACCGAGCTGGCAGCCCGATGGAAGATCAGCCCGAGAACTCTCGAGCGGTGGCGCTGGGTGGGAGAAGGGCCCCAATACTTGAAGATCGGAGGTCGTGTGATCTACAGGATTGAAGACGTCGAGGCGTTCGAACGCGAGGTGCTGCGAGCCGCCGGAGACGTTAAGGACGGCCGATAGCCAAGATTTGCCACTTCGGCCATCTTTCCGGACCAGGAAGAACAACTGCGATAAGCATTTGCATTGCCAGATGATGATCTCCCGGCTAGCCTGATGCGGGCCCAGAAAATGGGCGCGCATAGTTTCCATGCGCATCAGGGGGCTGGGAGGCCGCGGTGGACAACGAGAGGTCCGAACTTCGCTGGGGAGTCGAGCAGCGTCTCGAGTTCATAGAGTTTCGCCTGTTCTGGGAGGGACATGTGAACCGCAGCGACCTGATGGAGCAGTTCGGGGTCTCGGTGAACCAGGCGTCCACCGACCTGAACCGCTACATCGGCTTCGCACCTGACAACATGGTCTACGACAAGAGCGCGCGGACCTACGTCCTTGGCGCCGCGTTCAAGCCCCGGTTCCTCGAACCCGACGCAAGCCGCTACCTCGCCCAGCTTCGGTCGGTGGCGGACGGGATCCTCGACCGCGAGGATTCGTGGATCGCTGATCTCCCGCCCTTTGCGTCCGCGCCGACACCTGTGCGCGGCGTAAATCCGGTGACACTCCGGTCGGTGGTCGGCGCCATACGGCGGTCGGAGGCGATCGAGGTGAAGTACCAGTCCTTGTCCAGTCCGGAGCCGCGTTGGCGTTGGATCGCTCCGCATGCCATCGGGTTCGATGGGTTCCGCTGGCACACCCGTGCTTTCTGCCTGACCGATAAGGCTTTCAAGGACTTCCTGCTCTCCCGAATGCTCGAAATTCGAGAGTGTCGGGAAAGCGACATCTCCGCGAAGGATGACCGAGACTGGAATACAGAGGTCACGCTGGAGATTGGACCACACCCCGCCCTTTCGGAAACGCAGGCGGAGGTCATCGCGCTCGACTACGGAATGCGTGACGGCAAGGCGAAGATCAAGGTCCGGCGCGCGCTGCTCTACTATGCGCTCAGGCGTCTCGGGCTGGATACTGATCCCGGCGCGCGGAAGCCGCAGGACCAGCAGATCGTGCTTCTCAACGGGGAGGTCGTCCATGAAGATCATGGATAGGCTGTCCCGTGTCCTCGGCAGTCGCGCTCAGGCGACGAGCGAACCGGATAGCCGTGTTCTTGAACCCGTCGAGATCCGGCTGATTGCCGAAGGGAAGATCGAGAGGCTGGCTGATTTCGCGGCATCCTCTCGCCTCCACACGCCCGACCCGAAGGGCGACACACCGCTCCACCTTGCGGCGCGCATGGGCAATCTGGCCGTTTGCGATCTCTTCATTCGGTCGGGTGCCGACCCCGGCTCACTGAACCACGACCGGCAGACACCTGCTGATGTGGCGTTTGCCGAAGGTCACGGTCTCGCCGCGCAGCTTCTGTCTTCGCTTGTTGCGAGGTCGCCGGAGACGGAGACGGATAGCGACCACGAGGCTTTGTCAGAGGTCGAGATCGTCGTTGCTGGGCCCGATGCAGTACCAGAGCATCGTTTCACTGTGGTTCAGGAGACGGAGCCAGCCGATACGACTGACGACATCGATGACTTCCTGAATTTCGAGGCTGATGCAGAACCAGAGGAATTCTTCGATCAGTACACGGGCGACACGGCTTCGGGGACATTCGTAGCGCTCGTCAATTCGTCACCTGTGGTTTCGGATGACGAGGACGGGGATTGGGATCTCGACCTTTCACCTGCACCGATTGCCGGAGAGGGCATCGGCTCCAGCGCCGCAGTGGCCGCCGATCACGGTGCAGAGAATGACTTCCTGAGGGTCCGCAACCGCGGCCGACAATCGGTCAAGAGAGCTGTCGTCCAGACTGGCACGCGGATGTCGATCGATCCGGAGAACTGCATCACGTGGGCAGAGGAAATTCTGGCGAAGGGATGGTGCTCTGTTGATGATGTCGACCGCCTGGTCGCCCATTGCGAAGGGAATGGTGATCTCGAGGAACTGCGTATCAATCTCCAGCGCAACCTGGAAGCTGCGGGCTTCGATCTCGATCAGGCGACCGGGCATGATGCCGAGCTCTGGGACGCCATCTCGGACACTTCGTCCGATGACCTCGCCGACGCGATCGAGGCAGCCCTTACACGTCGGACGCGGCTGCCCGGTACACAGCGCTTCGTCATGGACAAATCAGACGAGCTGCAACTGCTGGAGCCCATGATGCGGGCCAAGCAGGAACTCCAGCTGGGCATCCTGGCCTCCGAGACCGCCGTCGAAACGATCCTCGACGTCATGGACAGCATCCGCGACGGTTTGCGAGACCCCAGCTCGGTCTCCCTGAGAACCATCATCCCCTCGCGCCCGGGCCATGCAGAGACGTCCGAAGTAATGGCCGCTTCGGACGCCCTGAGGTCGTGGTACGCCAACGGTCAGGTGATGGACGGCAAACGACGAAGAGAGGCACTCGCTGCGCTCGAGGCACTCGATCTCTCTCTCGCGTTCCACAAGGAGTTGGTCCGCAGACTGGAACAGGTCCCCGCGTGCCATGTCCAGGCCCGTCAGCTGGAAGCGGAAATTCTGGTCTTCGAATCTGCCACCGAGCACCTTATCCGCGAGCACCTGCCTTACGTGCGGCGCTTTGCCTCTCGGAACGTGGAGGAAGGCGAAGAGCCAGAGGACGTCTTCCAGGTGGCGTTCATGGGCCTGCAGCGTTCCACACGGCGATTTGATCCCGAGCGTGGTTATCGCTTCCTCATCTACGCCACCTACTGGATGCGGCAGGCCATCATGCGATGGCGCGCAGACGAAGGCGCAGCGATCCGTGTCCCCGTGCATCGAAACGAGAAAATTGCCAAGCTTGATCGTGCTCTGGACAGGCTGGATGTCCGTATTGGCGGCGCTGTTTCCGACCAGGAACTCGCCGCTGCACTGGAATGGACAACCGACGAGGTCAGGCAGTTCCGCGGTATTCCGCGCGAAGCCGAGTATCCCGCCAGCGTTGAAGACTGGGACAACCTGCTGCCCGAGCCGTCAGAAGCGGATGTCTTCGACCAGGCAGAAACCGAAAGGATCGTGGCAGACGCACTGGCTGAGCTGCCAGAGCGCCAGGCTGATGTGCTCCGGATGCGCTTCGGGATAGGGCGCGAAACCGACATGACTCTCGAGGAAGTTGGCCAGATGTACGGAGTGACACGCGAACGCATACGCCAGATCGAGGCCAAGGCGCTCGACCATCTTTCTCACCCTGGACGCAAGCGGCGTCTCCAGGCTCTGCTCGGGATGTGATGACATGGGTGTAAGGAATGCTCCTCCTCATGCCGGTTCGATGCTCGAGTCCCTGCGCGGGCTTGGCTATGCTCCCCCCACCGCCATTGCAGATCTGATCGATAACTCCATCGCGGCGAACGCGGGTGAAGTCGGTGTTCATCTCGAATGGGCCGGTCCAGAGAGCTGGGTAAGGATCGTTGATGACGGCGACGGCATGGACGACGCGGCTCTGGAGGCCGGCATGCGGCTTGGCGCACGCGATCCGAGGGCTGAACGCGCCGCCACAGACCTTGGGCGCTTCGGGCTGGGACTGAAGACAGCCAGTTTCTCCCAGGCTCGCCGTCTGACCGTCGCCAGTCGGCAGAAAGGTGGACCGGTCGTTTGTCTGCGCTGGGACCTCGATCTCATCGGTCAGGAGCCGGGCGCCGAATGGCCACTCTTCGAGGGGCCGGCGCCGGGATCAGAGCATCTGCTTGCGCCGCTGGACCAGATGGCCCACGGCACCGTCGTCCTGTGGGAGAAGCTGGACCGTATCGTGACCGATGGCTTCGCGGCCACCGACATGATCGAGCTCGCGGATTGCGTCGAGGCGCATCTTGCGATGACCTTTCATCGTCTTCTCGACGGCCAGCTGCCCATGCTTCGCCTCGCTCTCAATGGCAGAGGATTGAAGCCGTGGGATCCGTACCTGATGGGACATCCCGGCAAGGCACTCGAAAGCCCCGAGTATCGGATCCTCCACACCACAGGTGTGACAGTGCAATGCCATGTCCTTCCACATCGCGACATGCTCAAGCCCACCGAACAGGAAGCCGCGGCGGGGCCCGGAGGATGGACGCAGCAGGAGGGTTTCTACGTCTACCGCAACAAGCGTCTCCTTCTCGCCGGGGGCTGGCTGGGCCTCGGCGATGGCGGCAAGCCATGGCCTCGCGATGAAGCCCACAGGCTTGCCCGCATCCGGCTCGACATACCGAACAGCGCGGACGCCGAGTGGAAGATCAATGTTCTGAAGTCGACGGCCAGTCCGCCGGTAAGACTGCGATCTCAGCTTCACCGTCTGGCATCGGAAGCTCGTGACACAGCGAGACGGGTTTTCGCCCACCGGGGTCACATCACCCCAGTTTCAGGCACGCGCTCGAACGCTGTAGCCGAGGCCTGGCAAGTGCGGCGTTCGGCACAAGGGACGTCCTACCGGATTGCCCGTGACCATGACCTCGTCGCCTCGGTCCTGAATCGCGCCGGCTCGCTCAAGCCCGACATCCTCGCACTTATAAGGTTGATCGAGGAGACAGTTCCCGTTCAGCGCATCTGGCTGGATACGGCGGAGGACAAGGAGACGCCGAGAACTGGTTTCGCCGGGGCGCCCGACAACGAAGTGATGGAGACGCTGTCCTCGATGTTTGAAGCACTAGTGAAGTTTCGCGGACTCAGCCCGACCGAGGCGCGCGAACGGCTTGGCCGTACGCCCCCATTCGACCGGCACCTCGATCTGGTTGCAGCCCTTGAAGTGAAAGACACGCAATGAGTATTTCGAACCAGAAGGCCTTCGATTCAATCCTTTCCATGGCCCAGAACATGCTCCGCCTCGCAGCGGAGCGCGCTCAGAGCCCTGTCACGCCGGAAATGATCGAGAAGGAGCTGACCAAGCTCGCGATCATGATGGAGGACGATTTTGCCCTCGTCGACCGCGATGCGCTCGTTGACGAACTGATCCGCCGATCAAGCCGCACCGTGGGTGAGAACGCTACTCTCTCGAGCGGTGAGGACCATGTCGCCTGGCTCGATGCAGAAAGGAAGAAGGGCTGGACCTACTGGCAGCGCTACTCCGAGTACATGGAAGCGCGCATCCCCTGGACGGCCCTCGACGCCCTCGACGTCGCCACGGATGAAGTCCTTTCACAGCTCGAGGACCCGACCCGGGAAGGCGCATGGGATCGTCGCGGACTGGTCGTGGGCCACGTTCAGTCGGGAAAGACCGGCAACTACACCGGACTGATCTGCAAGGCCGCCGACGCCGGTTACAAGATCATCATCGTGCTGGCCGGCCTCCACAACAACCTGAGAGCCCAGACACAGATCCGCCTCGACGAGGGGTTCCTGGGCTTTGCCACCATCGCTGACGCTGACGAGCTCCCTGCAGTCGGGGTGGGACTGATCGACAAGGACATGTCTGTCCGTCCCAACGCTGCAACAAATCGGAGCGACAAGGGCGACTTCAACACGGCCGTTGCGGCGAAGATGAACATCAGCCCGGAACAGCGACCGTGGTTGTTCGTGGTCAAGAAAAACAAGACGGTGCTCGAGCGCCTGCTGCACTGGATCCGGAACCGTGTCGCCAATCACGTCGACCCCGAAACCGGTCGCAAGCTCGTCACCAACCTGCCTCTCCTGGTGATCGACGACGAGTCCGACCATGGATCGGTCGATACGGGTGAAGACGTCGTGGACGAGTTTGGCAACCCGGATCTCGAACATGAACCCAAGACCATCAACAGGTTGATCCGGTCGATCCTCCACCACTTCTCGCGGAAGGCTTATGTCGGCTACACGGCGACGCCCTTTGCGAACATCTTCATTCATGACCGCGGGGAGACACAGGAGCACGGACCGGACCTCTTCCCGGCAGCCTTCATCACCAGCCTCGCGGCACCATCGAACTATGTCGGGCCGGGTCGTGTCTTCGGATCGGCTTCCAGCACGCCCGAAGACCTGCCTCTGGTGCGCCCGCTCTCG